GAATTACACCATTAATAGCAAGTACGGAGGCACCACCTCCGCCACCGCCCTGACCTGATGTTCCTACACCACCAGAGGCACCACCAAGCCCCCCTCTGAAATAGTATCCACCCATATTAGGGCCTTCACCATAATTATTATTCTGAGTGTTAGATCCACCTCCACCACCTCCGCCACCTGAACCTACTCCAGCAGTTACAATATCACCAGGTGCCATTGCTAATGTAAAACTGATAGATGTTCCACCTCCAGCTTCACCGCGATAACTCGTATCTGGTCCTCCGTAACCTCCACCTCCGCCTCTCATAAAGACAGTTATATTAGAAGGAGTTGCTGCACCACCACCATAACCTAATAATGTATTATAAATTGACATATTAAGTTAAACCTGCACCGGTTATTATTGCAGCTGAGGCACTAGTATAAAATACCGTACATAAACCTTTTATTCCCAAGGTTCTATTACCAGTTGTAGCTGCAGATTGGCCTGCCCAATGCATGGTCAATCCAGTACCTTGTGTAATAGTAAGAGCAGCAGTTGTACTGCTATTATGAATTGTTATATTTTCACCTGCAGTAAAAGTACCTGATGGAATTGTTACCGTTCCACCGGATAAAGAAACTGTTTTACCACTATCTAAATCTATTAAAGTATATCCAGAGGATGATGTATTAATTGGCACTTGTCTTAAATTACCAATTCTATCAGAGACAGTATTTGCAGCTGTAAGATTGCCTCTTCTATCTAATATTAAATAATCTCTTGATGCGCCACTATTATCTCTCATCCTCCATCTAAAAGATCTATTAGCTGCAAATGTTGCATCACTTGAATAATATATTCCCGTATCATCAAGACCAGTTGTAAGTGTATAAAATGAAGTAGATTCGTCTGTTCTTAATGCAATACTACCTGCAGGACTCAACACCCTGAATCCACCATCGGAACCATTTGCCCATAAATTTGCACTATGAATATGTGCACCTGTAAATGTAAATGATCCAGTAGTATTGACTGCTTCCGAAAGAGAAGCATTAAGATCAGCTGCTGTTAATACATCACCCTGTAAATATGTTTTTCCCATCTCTTATCCCATTATTAAACCGTTTTCAGGAGGAATATCTGGTCCTCCTAACACTGCAGTTCCTAATCTACCAGCATTTGATGGTGATTCTAGGGGTGCAAATGATGTAGTACTACCTGCTGTAATTACCGCACGACATCCACAAATACTTCCATCAACTGCTGTAATTTTACCCTCACATTTGAAATTACCCGAACCATTTGTAATAGGCGTTACACCATGACCTGGTATTGGGCAAACATGTAAATCACCAACACGTGCTGTCAGGATCCCTTCAGTTCTAGCTGTTGAGGCGCTTGTTATTATAACACCACCATGACTACTAGAGTCACCTAATCGTGCTATAAGTGATACACTTCCCATTTATGCTCCGCCTATAAATTCTAAGGAAGAAAAAGCCCAGTTATCATTTTGTTTATAACTACCAACCCACTGATTCATAGTATATCTAAAGTATATAGGTGTGTTTTTAATACTATCAGGAAACCCTGTATATTCTATTTTTGTCCAAACATTAGTAGGTATACTATCTGCTGAGCCTGTTGCAATAGTTATCCAATTAGTATTATCAGTAGAATACTGAAGATAGAAATCTTCACCACTATCAGGAGGATCTCCCCATTCACCACCACCTTTATTTAAATAAAATGAAACACCTTTATAGTATCTTAGAGTATAACTATTTGTAGATGTAAAGATTCTATTGATACTTGTACTTGTTGATATATCAGTTGCAGTATGACCAAATAATCCAATCTTAACATCTGTTCTGTTTCCCAAAGGATTCATTTTTCTATTAGGACTAGCCACACCACCTATATTAGCAGAATTGATATTTGAAGGCAATAAAACCTGACTTTGTATACTGTCACCAACCGTATAAGAGGCAGGATCATTAAAATTGATAGGACATTGTGGATTTACCGTGACACCTTCCAAAGATGATACTGCCCAGTTATCACCATCATTGTTAATATTATTTGTTGCATCGTAAGGATTGGTTTGTAATGCTAATAACCTTAACCAAACAGAAGATGATTTGATAGAATCAGGTATTTTAAATGTTATTGGATTCCATCCTGTTGTTCCAGTTGGAAATGGAGTTGTTTCTTGTAAATTTATCCATGTACTATTATTTGTAGAGTATTGTAAAAATATTGATTCATTGGCAGTTGTTGATCCATAATAACCAGGAGTGGTTGACCATAATACTGAGGAATCAGGATTTAATATTTGTAAAGCTACTCCAGATGGAGCATACGTATCAGTCAAATTAATTCTTAATATATTATAACCAGCAGTAACTGATACAGAGTAGTTTGTACTTGATGTATAATTCAATGAATTTGATACAACCTGTATCCCGTTAATATAAATTACTGCTGAATTGTCAGAGGATACTGTAAAAGTGTATGTACCAGTTGTAGGAAAATAAATGATTGCAAATAAATTAGCGTTTAAATTGGGGTTAATTGGATCTAAAGTTTCTGGAAATACTCCATATGTAGTAAAAAAGGTTGAGGGTGTAAATGGTGAATCGTAAGCCTTAAAATTAATATAATATTTCCAGCTCTTTTGATTTATTGAATACCAATTATATGATGTAGATAAATCAGGTTGATGGTTACCCCAATCTGCAGGACCATTACCATTTGGTTGGCTAACAAAATATTTTAAATAATCATATCTGGCAAGACTTACAGCGTTTTTAGTTCGAACAAATCTATATCCATTCTCGCCATATGAATTTACTTTGCTACCAAAAGTACAAATTAAATTAGTAGGATCCCCCAAAAGGTTACTCATATTGGAGTAATTAAAATGGGGAGATCCTACTTGACTTGGTAGAAAAATATTTGCTGCTGCCCCTAGCGTGTAGGTTGAAGCATCAGCAAGATTTATTATTTTTGGCATTGCCTATTAGGCACCTAAAAGACTCTTGAACTCTTCAGTGTGTTTTTTGCGATCTTCAAGACCAATTGTTCCGCCGTTGATCTTTTTTGTAACAGCAGTAACATCGTCTTTATCAGCTAATGCATTAAGACCATTTTTATGCCAGAACCAAGCAGCTGATTCACAAGCACCCTCTGGAGTCTCAAGATAAAGAGCACATTCTTCAACAGTAATACCCATATCAGAAGCCATTGCTGAGTAGTTATTCTTACCAGTAAGCTGAATCAACCCGCGACCACGATAACGGAAACCATCACCTGATGCAGTATCGCCATTACCCATACGTGATGCATAAACTACGTTAGCAATCTTTTCTGGTTGACGAGCATATTCAGCAGCATTACGTCCAGCATTTTTAAAATATTTTGGAAATACCTTATCAAGACTCTCAGCTGAGTAGTTAAGATTTTCTACAATAGCTCTAAAACCACCAGACTCGTGTGCAGTCTGAGCAAGGAAATGAGCAAGGCGAAGCGGAGTATTGATTTCATATTTTTCAGCGAAATTATCTAGACTGCCTGCAAGTGCTTTAACAACTTCTGGCTTTGAACTAGGATAACCGTGTTTAATTTGTTCTTCTGTAAGCATGATCTACCTCTTATGTTATAGTATTATTATACATTATAAAAGCAAGTTTAACTGTTGGAGGTGTATATGAATAAGTTTGACCTGCTCTTATATTAACTACATTTGCTGCATCTGTAGTATTTAATTTAAATTCTGATACATCCGTCATTGTGTGAATATGATCAAGTGTATCCTCATATGTATGACTACCAATATCAACAGCAGTCCCTACACCCACTTCCTGACCTGTCAAAGGTCCAAGATGTGAATGATTGCCATTAGCTGCCATATCTACTGAATAAATTGTAAATGTATTTGATGAATTTAAAACAACATCGTGATATGTATTTGATGAATCGAAATTAGCATATATGTAATATCCACGAAGATCAGGTGTTTCATTTTCACCATTACAGAAATGCCAATTTACTGGTAACCCAGTTGAATTTGAACTAATACCTTCATATAATGTGTTTTTACCAATTGAATAACCTATAATTACACCATTTGCAATTGGTGTATTAGCATCAGTTGTAATCCAAGCTTTTAAAATCTTAGATTTCAAACTAACATTTGCAGTATAGGTTACTTGATGTGAATGTGCACCCGCTTCTAATATTTGATAAGCTGTTTGATTATTCTTATCTGATTTATATGTTTTAGCTACAGGAAATATGTTATGATTATGATTTAAAACAGTATTTGATGGTATAGTAAATGATATTGTATTAGAAAGTTGAATTACTCCATCATTTCCGTCTTTTGCTATTAGAGGCAATATTTGACCATTTGCTGAATTTATATGATCTGCGTCATCTTGAGAATAATAAGGGCTTGGAAGATTATTGCCAAATACAATTACACCTTTAGGAAAAAATGATAATTTTGTATCATTATAACCAGTAAAAGTTGTTGTGAGTCTAGGATCCCTTAAGATAGGATCAACTGCAATTGCCTTGATACCTTTTATATTTCCATCATCATCTGGTTGTGCAAAAGGAATACCCCTTAACCCATCAGCAATACCTGTCACAACATGTCTATGTGTATCAGTACCTTTTTGTTCATAATAAAATGCCGTAGAAGAAGCAGTATCACCTAGCTTATAACCTAAAGCATTGTAGATAGTTGTTCTTCCTAGTGTTGTTGGATTATGAGAGACAGGTTCATACAATGTACCTGCGGTATTTGGCATGTCTGTTGTTGCTTCTATACATACACCATTATTATTTGCCCAATCATTGCTTGTATCTATACAAGAAATTACTGGATTGCTTTGTAATCCAGATAATGAACCATCGGGTTTATAATATTGAGCAACAGGATAATAAATTTCTGAATATTGTCTATAGTATTCATAATTTAAAGTGCCTGAAAGTGTGTTGGCAAAATCTTCGTCTTTACCATACCAAAATAATACTGAATACAATGGAATGTAAGGATCTTTACCCTTTGGAGCATTAGCTGTTCCGTCAGTTCTAATCAATCCTACTTTAGATAAAGGCATTTAAATTCCTAATTATGTAGTTGGGAAACCTTTGGCTGACATCAAACCAAACCAAGTAACACCACCATCAAATGTCATAAAGGTAACAAAATCTGTATAATTAGGTTGTGTTGATAGGGTAGGACCATCAGGTGCGTATATACCTTCACCCGCTGGCCAGTAGATTGTTTGGTTAGACCAATCTACCGTTCTTCCGCCTGTCGAATCTTGTTTAAGAGCTATGGTCATACTAAATGATTTGCCTGCAACAAGACCAGATGTACCTAAAGTTATTGCAACAATATCCTGATTTAAAGTAAGAGTTGCAAGATTACCATCAGCAGGATCAACTATAATTGTTGTACCTGAATTACCTTTAGCGTTAATCACTTCACTATAATTTTGAAATGAAGGGGCATAGATAGTATTACCACTAAAATTCATTCCAGTTGAAACAGAATTTGTAATATAAGCTCCGGAGTCAAATGTGATGCCCGTTGCATTAGCATTTACTCTGAGGAAGAAATTGCCTTTACCAGAATAAGTTTGTGGAACATCTGTTAAGTTGATAAAGGCAAGAGTACCAGTGGCACCAGTTGAACCTCTGTAACCTACATCACCCTGTGATCCTTTATAACCAACAGAACCCTGGAATCCTTCTGATCCCTGATAACCCTCAGAACCTTTATATCCTTCTGATCCTTGATATCCAGCAGAGCCCTGATAACCCAAATTACCTGCAGAACCTGTATAGCCAACAGATCCCATATAGCCCGTATCACCTAATGAACCCTGATATCCTGAAACGCCTACAGGCCCATCTGGTCCAGTTGAGCCTGTAAATCCTGTTGTTCCTTGTGATCCAGTAAATCCAGCAGACCCTCTATAACCAGCAGAACCAGTATAACCTGTTAATTCAGATAATGGCTTTCCTAAGATAGCCATAACTGCATTATTAGACCAATACGGACCCTGTGATCCAATTACAATAAGAGATCCTACATCGGCCTGACCGCCGGTAGAATTAGCTGTATCTATCTGGGAAACATAAATTTTGGTAGCCATATTAAATCCTGGTTGACTAAATTATTATATGATACTATTTATACTGCCAAATATAACAATTTAGGTTGCATAGATAATACATATATTTTATAATGGTTAAATTGAGGTAATTTATATGATTTGTGTCATTGGTGATTTTATATCTGATATTTATGTGTATGGTGAAATAAACAGGATTTCACCCGAATCTCCCATACCAATCTTCAAAAAAATGAATGAAGAGATCAGGCAAGGTGGCGCTGGCAATGTTGTTGCCAATTTAAAAGCTCTCGGAATAGACCCAAAAACATTTGGTTCTAACAATTCATCAAAATACAGATTTGTAGTTGATAAACACATTTTATTTCGTATGGATGATGAAAATTATGTTGCTAATATTGATAAACCTAGTTATAATTTAAATGATGTCAATTACGTAATAATATCAGATTATAATAAAGGATATCTGCATAATAGTCAAGAGATAATCAATTACTGTAAGAATAATAATTGTTTTGTTATAGTGGATCCTAAGAAATCAATTGATAATTATAAAAATGTAGATATTGTTAAACTCAATGAAAAAGAATTAAAAGAGTATTGTTCTTCATATAACAATATTGAAGATATTTTAATTGATAATAATATTGGATGTTTAATAGTTACTAAAAGTGCTGATGGAGCTATTATTCACACCCTCAATAATACTATAGAAATTGAAGCAGAACAACACCAGGTATCTGATGTAACAGGTGCTGGTGATATTTTTATTGCTGTGCTTACATATTTTTTAAATAAAGGAAATGATCTTGAAAGTGCTGTAAGAAAAGCAGTAAAACTTGCAAGTATATCAGTTACTAAATTTGGCACTTATACTTTACAGCCTGAAGATATTAAAAAAGCATATACTGTTTTTACTAATGGATGTTTTGATATTATTCACAAAGGTCATGTTGAATATCTCAAAAAATCAAAACAACTTGGTGATAAATTAATTGTTGGTTTAAATTCTGATTCTTCAGTTAAAAGATTAAAGGGTGAAGATAGGCCTGTTAATAATCAACAGGATAGAAAAGCTGTTTTAGAATCACTAGATTGTGTAGATGAAGTTATTATTTTTGATAACGATACACCCTATGAACTTATTAAGAGTATTCAACCCGATATTATTACAAAGGGTGGTGACTATACATCGAATACTGTTGTTGGTAATGATCTTGCTGATGTTGTTATTATTCCTTATGTAGAAGGTTATTCAACTAGTAAAATTTTGGAGAAATCAGTTGGTTAAAAGAATTGTTGAAAAGGGTTGGGGTAAAGAAATAATATTTGCCAATCATCCTGAATATTGCGGCAAACTCTTAATATATGATAATGAAGGTTCAACAAGTTCCATGCATTTTCATAAAGATAAAAAAGAATCTTGGTATGTCTTACAGGGATCTTTTGAATATAAAACTATAGATACATCAACAGGTAAAGTTCAATCAAGTATTATGTACCAAGGTGATACATGTACAAACTTTCCTTTATTGATTCATCAATTAATTGCATTAGAATCAAACTCGATAATTATAGAAACCTCTACTTACGATAGTGGTGAAGATAATTATAGGGTTATTCCAGGAGATAGTCAAAAGTGAAATACTTAGTAGATATAGACGGAACAATATGTTCTCTAACAGATGGTAAATATGAAGAAGCAATACCTTTTGTTGATAGAATAAAATATTTAAATGAAATGTATGATAAGGGTCATACAATTGTTTATTGGACCGCAAGAGGTGGCAATTCTGGTAAAGATTGGTCATTGTTAACCAAGCAACAGTTATTTGATTGGAATGTAAAATATAATGAATTGCTATTTAATAAGCCAACATACGATATATGGATTGATGATAAAGCAATGAACGCAGAAAGATTCTTTGATGATATTGATAACTGGGTATAAAGGGTTTATTGGCAGTAATCTTATAAAAAGATTTAAACCTGAAGATCTTATTTTGGTTGGATATGAAGATTGTTTTTCTTCTTTATTTTTAACTGATTGGTCTAAGGTAACCAAGATATATCATTTAGGTGGCATAAGTGATACTACATGTAGTGATTTAAATTTACTACATGAATACAATGTAAACTTTACTATGGAATTATTCAATCGTGCTAAAATACATAATATCCCTATCGTTTATGCTTCTTCAGCTTCTGTATATGGTAATAGCCTTACATATACTCCTAACCCATTGAACCATTATGCAATATCTAAAGCTAATGTTGATATATGGGTAGAATCTAATTATAAAGATTTTAAAAATATCATCGGTGTTAGATTTTTTAATGTTTATGGTGATGGTGAAGATCATAAAGGAAATCAAGCTTCACCAATTCATCAATTTACTTTGCAGGCTAAACAAAATAAAAACATAAAAGTTTTTGAAGGGTCTGATAATTTTATTAGAGATTTTATTTGGGTTGAAGATGCTATTGATTGTATAATTGAAGATAAACATTCTGGCATATATGACGTAGGAACATCAAAACCCGTATCATTTAGATTCATAGCTGATTTGATAGCAAAGAAATATAATTGTTCTGTAGAAGAAATAAAATTTCCGGAAAAATTAAGGCACAAGTATCAATTCTATACATGTGCCCGTAAACATTATAATAAACAATTTATGGATGTTAGAGAATACTTAAAATAAATTATCTTTCATCACCAATATTTTCTTCTTTTAAACTTACATTCTTTTTACGATTAACAATTGTTGTACCTTCAAATTTATCATAAGCAAATAATCCGGCTTGTGATATATTAAATATATCTGCTCTAAGAACAACATCAAGGGATTCGCATATACCTCTTTGTATAGTATGAGCAACTAAGTTTTTTGCAATCTGCGGATCTATTGCATAGGCATGAGCTCTACAAATAAAATGGTAATTGTGATTTAAAGTACCGTGCGGAGGTATATTAATTATTGGCATGGTACCTTTTTGTTGTTCTAAGCTTCCTAGATAAACAATAGTGTTATATCCGGTATGATACAAATAAGGTTTTATCATTACCGCGTCATGTTCTAAGATCACAATTGGCTTATCTAATTCAATACATCTTGTCCATAAAGAAAAATGACTTAGATAACAAGCTATCTCAGTGATAGAAAGATGGTGATCAAATACCTTCAGCCATTTTAAATGATTTGAATTTTTTGAATGTTCAGGTATCTTAATAGAGACATTATCAGTACCGTCAAAGGCATCCCAAACCTGATAAGGCATTCTTATATTTTCACATGAATGTTGACATCTCAGAGATAATTTCTCAGACTGCATGTGATCTTTAATAGTTATGATATAGGCAGATTCTACTCCTATATCATAACTATATTGCAATGATTTTGATAAATCAATCATTTATTATCTTTTAAAGACTGTTTTTTCAGCTCGAGCTTTATCTAATTCATCTCTGAAGAATTTAATTTTTTCAGTCTTCAAATCTTCTTTGCCATATCTTCCTGGTTTATGAACTTGCACAAGCATCTTAGTACTTAATATGATATTGCTAAGATGATTCATTCCATATTCTAATTGAGATCTCAAAGCATCGGGTTCAACCTTATCTTTATTTTTTTCAATCAGATTATGCCAAGCATCTGTATATTCATATTCAACATCCACCAATTCAATATCAACATCATTTAAGAAAGCAAGATAAGAATCGGAACTTCCCGCTAGAATTTTTTCATAATTTAATTTCATATCAAACATTCTAATAGTGCTTGGTGTAATAGTTCTTACATGTGATGGGTCATCCCAATAAATTTCACAACGATGATGTGGAACTTGAATTTCCCATAGTGCACCATTATCAGAGATTCTATACATCTCCTTAATGATATCAGTAAATGATACACCATCATGACCAAGATGCTCAAGAATATCTTTAGCAACAATGTGCATATATTCATCATCAGGCCATGGCCATTTTTTAGAATTTAGATCAACAACTTCATCTGGATTGCAAATTTCTGAGTAGTCAACATTATGGAAATCATCAAACTTTTTAAATCCACAACCAATATTCAATCTTCTTACTTCTTTATCTCTTGAAGGAAGATCAACATGTTCAAGATTAAACTTTCTTTCTAGTTCTTTATAAAGAATTTGGAAGGTGTTATTCCATACATCTTTTTGTTCTTGTCTAAAGAGAGTAACACTTTCATAGTAAGGTGTCTTAATAGAATAAGGTGCATTCAAAGCCCACGTGTGATAAGGTAACAATGGAGTTATAATCCATGTTTCTTTACCAAGAGCTGCAGAGGCATGAGCTACTGCTGTGCAACTTGTAATAACTAAATCTAAATTAGAAATAGCAGCAAGTGTATCATCCCAGGTATTGATTTGATCTTTAAGGTCAATAATTTCTTCCGGAAGATTTACAAGATTGTTATCACGTTGTAAAGAATATAATTGAATTTCTTTATATTCAGAAAGTTGTGTTAAGAAATTAACTGGAAATCTTCTGAATTGCTGATGTTCAAATTTAGGATTACCAGCCCATCTAATACCAACTTTATATTTCTTATCCGTCTTAATAATATCTTTCCAGCTTTCTACCATATCAGGTAAAGCAGTCAAATAGGGATTACCAGGAAAATCTTCAAATGTATATCCACAAATCCATCCTGCACTAAATCCTGGAATCCAGAAATCATGAGGAACAGTATTTGATTCCATTCTGGAAATACATTTTTCAACACCGTCAATTCTTGAGATAATAGAAGCAAGCTGAGGATCACAAGCTACATAAACATGATTTGCTTTAAGTTTACGCTTGAGTGATGTTGCAAATCTTGCATGAATCAATTCATCACCGAGACCACCTTCAAGTGATAGAATAATATTCTTGCCTTCTAAAGAATGTTCATTTGGATTATAGATTGGTGCTGTAGTTCTTAGTGGAGGACTGCCGTAGACATTAATGAATCTACCATTTTCTAACAATTCACAACCTTCACGATATTTGTTCTGTTGTAACAAAAACCATCCACGATTGAAGCTGTGTCGAATCCACATTTCAGGATTTGGTTTGCCTTCAGGATCTAATATACCCTGAGGTCCTAAGCTTTGCAATTCTTCTGAAATTTTCCAGGCTTCATCAAACTTGCCTTCAAGCATCAATTTAAGTTGTAAATCAATCTTATGCATATTCTACTCCATAATATATTCATATAATATATGATAAATTTGTATAAAAATCAAGGAAAAAATTATCTGGAACTTACAAATACTGTTGCTGAATCTCTCGTTGAGCTAGCAAATATTGACACCCACTTATTAGAAGTTCCAATTTGAACAGGTGTTGTTTTCCATGCAGCTGTTGCATTGTCACCTGCTAAACCATATGAATTCTTACCCCATGACCAAAGTGTACCATCAGCTTTAATACCAATTATTGTGTAACTAACGTCAGCTGCAACTGTTGAACCAATAGCATAAACTTGTTTCCACTTAGCCGATGAACCAATAATTGTAGGTGAAGATTGTACTGTATTAGTTAAAATAGGAGGTCTGAAACCACCTATTCTTCCCCAACCCATTAATAAACCATCATAATTGATACCGAAAATTGATCCTTCACTCGCTGTAATATATTTATAGTGTTGCATATAATAGTCTTCAGTGTTTTTATATCCTGACTGAATTGAAACAGGAGATCCCTTACCAAATACGTTACCCCACCAATAAACATAATCATCAGCACCTATAGCAACACCGACACTTTCACCAATAGATGCTGATTTAAATTTTTGAATGCCAGTTCTGGTTACAGTAGGTTTAGTAATTTGTGTATCTAATCTATCATTTTTACCCCATACACCTGTACTATTATCAGTACCCCACTGTAATAAATTGCCGTACACGTCAACACCAATATTTAAATTTTGTATTTGACTAATTGAAGTAAATGGTGCAAGACCGTTTGGTAGTGTCTGAAGAGTGTTGTTGCTATTTGTAATAGCAGCATTCCAGTGATACTGTAATCCGTTGACATTATTTGCAAACCCACCATATGCACCCAATTGATTCCATTTAGTTAACCCAAGACTAGTCCAAGAACCTTCCCAACTAGGTAGGCTTAAATTTGTATCAACAATATTATAATTATAATGTCCTACCAATGCGTCATATGGTACATATACTCCTCCATGCCATCCTGCAACAGCTAATTTATTATTCTGTGATGGATCTTTAATAAACACAAAAGGTTGATCATATGTTCCAGAATCTGAATTATTTTCAGTTCCAAAATTATTTGGACCTAGTGGATATGTTTTAGAAAATTCTAATAATTTTGGCCAAGGTATTGGTGCACCGGCACTTCCTGAGTAATTATAAATGTTGTTTGCATAACCTGCAATGTTTGTACCAATATTTAATTCTGTTGGTGCTAATTCAGCACTCTGAACTGATGCTCTAGAAGTGGCAGTTTTACCATTCATTCTATCTGCCATATATCCAGTGACAAATGCTTTTCCTTCACTATCAAAAAGAATAGATGTATGGTTAGCACTACACCACACTGAAACCCATTGTGATGCTAAAGCTGTGCCCGCTATACCGGATATACCTACTAAAACTGGTGAAGATCTATTAATTGTACTATTATCACCCAATGCTCCTCTACCATTATATCCCCAACCCCAAGCCTGTCCACCAGTATCAATTGCAATATTGTGATACTGGCCTGCTGACATAAAGGTAAATGAAGTACCCGATTTAACTTGAATTGGTGAAGATTTATTTACTGTAGTACTATCACCAAGTTGTCCCTGATCATTCGTACCCCAAGTCCATAGTTTACCAAGAGTATCTAATGCTAACGCCCCGGCAGCTCTTGCCTTTACAAGTACAAAACTTGTTCCCGCCATAAGCTGAACAGGTGATGATCTAGAAATAGTAGTTGTATCACCTAATCTACCATCACCATTATAACCCCAAGCCCACAACTGACCTAAACTATTTAAAGCAAATGTTGTAGCACTACCGGTTACAATATCAGTCCAATTATTTGCTGTTCCAATTTGAACAGGTGATGATCTGTTAGTTAATGCACCAAGAGTTTGGGCTAATTCACCATTACCATTATATCCCCAACCCCATATAGTACCATCAGTTCTAATTCCCACTTTATGAATATTATGACCGGCAAATTTACTCCATTTACCAGGCAATTTTCTAAAATATGAAAATGTAGGACGAGATAACTGAGTTGCTGCTATAACATCAAGATCCACGTTAAAAGATAAAGACTCACCATAACCATCATATCCCTTAAACCACAAATCATCATTATTATCAACAACAAATATACTTTCGTAGTTAATTACAGTTCTTGATGATATCTGCTTAACTGACAAATCTTGACTATAAAGTACATCAAATCCATTTATATCGTTACAATATGTCCATGTATCCCAATTTGATGTATAACGACCATGTCCTAAACCTTTGAATCCTAAGAAACCACCTGAGGGATGATTATATCCTGAAGCTATGACTCTACCATCAACAGTTAGACCAAAGAAATTAGTATCATTGCCAGCAATAGCAGTAAAACTTGAACCAGCAAAAATTTGAACTGGTGAATAATACACACTATATGGTCCATATTTGGGTTTTATTTCACCACCACTATTTGCTCCCCACCCCCATACTGTACCATCTGATCTTAGTGCAGCCACAGCACTATGTTTAGTCGCAATAGCAGTATAACTATAAAAATTTAAAGGAACATAATCAAATAAGAAATTATAGATAGTTACGGTGTTGTTATTTTGCCAAGCAAATCTACCCGAGCCTGAAGATCCTATTAATTTAAGAACACCAGGTTGATCAGATCTTACCAGTCCCTGAACTGATAATAATGCAACACTGCTCACAGCATACACTTGTGTCAATGATGATCTTCTACCTAAAGAACCCGTTGGATCTGTACTCCAATCATCACCAAGTGGTTGTGAAGTTGTATTTTCACCTGTTGCCCAAACAGTTCCGTCACTACGAAGAGCCCAATATTGTCTACCAGAATAACTATGTGCAACTTGTGTATAAGACGAAGAAGAAATAAGAACAGGGGATGATCTTTGTAATGTAGTACCATCACCAACTGATCCTTGGCTGTTTTCACCCCAGGCCCATAATCTACCGTTGATATCAATAGCTGTAGCAGTAGATATACCCGCTTTAACAATAGTAAATGAAGATCCACCAGCAATTTGAATTGGTGAAGATTTGTTTATAGTAGTGTTATCACCAAGTTGACCAACGTGGTTTCTTCCCCAGGCGTATAATTTACCTACTGTATCAATTGCATAACTTGAATCAAAGGATACACCAACATAAACAAAACTTGTACCTGCTAAGACTTGTACTGGTGAAGACTTATTAATAGTAGTATTATCGCCTACTTGACCATATGCATTATACCCAAATCCCCACAGTTTATAAGTAGAATCAATGGCCATAGTATGAGATGGACCGGTTGCAACAAAATTAAAACTAGTACCTGATTTAACTTGAATTGGTGAAGATTTATTTACAGTTGTACTATCACCAAGTTGTCCTAGGTTATTAGAACCCCATATGAATAGTTTACCATCTGTTCGAATAGCTGCTGCAATTTTTTCAACATAATTTCCAATAGAAACAAAATTCCAAGATCCTCCGACCTGTGTAGGAGAAGATCGATCAATGGTTGTACTCTGACCCAATTGACCTTTATCACTTCCTCCCCACATCCATAATGTATAATCATCTTTGATTGCAGCACAATAATAATCATCGGTTGCTATAGCTCTGTAGAATTTTGCAGTACCAGAAACATTGTATCCGATCTGCATAGGGCTTTTATAAGATGCAGATCCATATGGGGTTGTTCCATATCCTGACCCCCAGACCCACAATCCGTTGTTTGCAGAATCAATAGCAACCGTATGCCCGCCACCAAGATTTGAGGCTAATACAGCTGTCCAGCTTCCTGCAACCTGTGTAGGAGCATTTCTTAATATGGTTGTACCATCACCAAGAGCATATGTACCATTATATCCCCAACCCCATAATGTTCCATTTGTTCTAAGTGCAACAACATGTGAAGCCCCTGCATGAACAAAATTATATGAAGCACCTACGTTAATGGCAGTTTCTGTAAGAGCTCCTGAACCAGTACCACCATTACCAATCATGCCAATAGAGTTGTTTCCTAAAGCATAAAGTTGATAATTGCTGTCAATGTAATGGATCGTTCTATAGCTGGGCGCATACCAAATATAATTAGTTGTTGCGTAGATATATGATTTATTTGTAACCTGAACAGGTGAAGATCTATTTGTACCTGAATTATCACCAAGTTGATTGTTGTTATTTAAACCCCAGGCCCAAAGTGTACTATCTGATCTGATTGCAGATGCAGCAGAACCAGATGCATTAATAGAGTTCCATGATCCTGGAACTTGCACTGGTGATGATCTATTGATAGTGGTAATATCACCCAATTGACCAACAGTATTTAATCCCCAAGTATAAATTTTACTATTATAATCTAAGGCAACAAAGAAGTTATTACCGGCAACAAGATCTTTAAATTTTGAGGCACTGATCTGAACTGGTGAAGACCTATCAATGGTTGTATTATCACCCACTTGCCCACTTGAATTTCTTCCCCAACCCCATAATGTACCGTCAGTCTTGATTGCGGCAGCTGCTTCACCACCATTGACAACTTTTTTCCAAGTACCAGAAATTAAAACAGGACTTGATCTAGTTGCAACACTATAGGTTCCATCCCAGATTTGATAGAAGGCAGAAGCACCCCAACCATATACGTTGGAGTAACCTACAGTTGAAGAACCATCACCAGCAAGTAAAAAATTATTAAACATATTATTCCGGTTTACTAGGCCATACTACTTGAGATATATTAGTCAATTCTGTATTTTGATAGGATGCAGGTAGATCTCTTAATTGTTGTCTATAATTTTCCCAAGCTGAATTAAATTCAGGAGAATTTACTTTTATAACATCAGCTAACTGCGTCCAATCAGATTCTAAAAGTAATCTATTTCTTGCATCCCTTACTTCTTTTAGAATTATAGATTTCAACTGTTCTAAAGTATAAATGTCAGTAACATTTGCTTTATTGATAATTTGTTTTACTTTATTATCTTCAAAAACATAAGAAACACCAGTAATAGTTTCTAAAGTGTGATCAATAGTTATTTCTGAAGATTGTACTTCATACCAACCTAGGTTGTTTAATTCTTCTGTGTTGTTTTCTAATAAATCCAATCCACTAATGTTCCTCCAAGATTTAGGAAGATCATCATGTAGTTCTACAACATTATTGTTTTCAACATAAGCAAATCTGGACATTTTATTACCTACTATCAATCATTGATGCTATACCTCTCCAAGTTGTACCTCCATCATCAGTAACAAATGCAAGTATATCTACACCAGTTGAAAGTACAGGAGCAACAGCACTAGGCCATTTAACTGAAGCTGGCCATGTTATAGTATAACTTCCCGCTGCTGTTAATTCTAATATAAATGAATAAACTCTTGAAGAAGGTGGAGCGTTGGTAAAAGTAAATGCTGTGGTTGTTGAAATTGTCTTAGTAAAATAATTTGACAAAGCACAATTAACATTGTTTGTAGAAACTACAGAATATACCTGTGAAAAGTTACCAGTTAAATCTAAATTTGAAGTTGGTATAGCACTTGATGTACCAATACTAAGTGCTGTTATATTAACGTTAGACATAACAGCATTATTGGCTGGAGCCATAGGAAATCCTCCAACCTTGGCTCCATCATGAACCACTACAACATCTTTGGTAGTATCAATAGTTATTTCACCGACTGCTCCGGTAAAAGTGCTATGATCAGCTGTTGTTCCGCGTCTAAATTGTACTTGAGTTGCCATATTTTTTACCTAATTTTATAATATTTATGTGAGAGATCCATAATCATAACTGGAGGTAACTGTACTAGTAGCACCAGTGATGGTCCCATAATCAACCTGCATAACGCCTGTAAAAGCATTATAGGTGATATTCCAGGAAGTTCCATCCCACGTCCAAGCCGTTAAGCCATTGGTGAATGTATCATTAACAGCTGGGCTATCTGGAAAATTAATGGCCATGATAAATTCCTTTTTTAATATTTATATTTCAATTTTTATTGATCCGGCAATGGAAATTTAGGAACTCCAAAATTTGAAGTATATTTAGCATATAAACATATAGAAAATTGATCTATAAATCCATTCATGTAAGTAGAACTTGCATCATAACCAATGAAAGGTCCGTGTGTTATAGATGTATAATCATTTGTATCTGTATAACTAGAACCCCTTTGAATACCGTCTACAAATAATCTAGTAGTTCCTGATGATCTACAAACAGCAAAATGATACCATTGACCTAGATTAGGATTAAATCCAGAGTCAATTCTGGTTGCACCATTTGAATAAAACTGAAATGTTGGAGTACTAGTTAAACCTACAAATAAAGTACCTGTTGAAAAGAATCTAGTACTTGCGGTTTTTGCAGAGAGATTAATCCAAAATTCAATTGTAAAATCACCTTTTCCAAATGCAAAAACTGGATTTGCTATATTGTTTGTATGTGTTAAATTCAAATAACCATTTGTACCATTGAAAAATATAGTATTTGAACTAAATTTTTTATTAGTAGAAGAAACTATAGCTCCTCCTAGAGTCCTTATGTTTGTTCTACTATTTGCATCATATATTTTTAAATTTGATCCATTTAATAAAAATATAGTATTATTATCACTAGTTGATGGTTTAGTAGGAAGTGTAAATGAAGGATTTGTATAACGAGCAATACCTTTTGATATTCTTAGATCTGAAATATATCCCTGAAATTTATTTGTTCCATCAGTTGCATTATGACCTACTGCTGGTGTGGCAAGGCCTGGTGCTGTAGAATAATCTACTAATGAGGTTGTAGATGCTGAATTGCTTAAAATTCCATTAATATATAATCTAATTACCCCATTTTTTCTTGTTACAGCAACATGTACCCACTGCTTTGGAGGAACTAATATTGATCCAGTATTGTGAAAAGTAGTTCCATCATAAAATTCAAGAATATAGTTAGCTTTTAATCTAAAATAAAAATTTGATCCAAAAGTAAAAATTACTTGTTGTGTATTAGTTCTCGTAAATACCCAGGCCTCAACAGTAAAATCTCCTGTGCCCCAATAAACATCAAGGGTAGGCATTTGCAAATTATCACTAGTACCATCAAAATATATACTTCCACCTATATCAGTATTAGAATATTGAGAAATTGATTTAGCAAAAGGAGAAAACGAAAAATTTTCTGGTCTATTACCACCATCAGAGAGTGTGGTGTTGCTTGTTCCTTTATCAAGATTATTAATACCTGACATTACTAAAAATATAGTATTAGAATCTGCAGTTAAATTTGTTGTTGGAACTGAAAATGTATTACCTGAATATGCAGACGATCCCTTTATAATTCTAAGATTATTCATAAAACCTTTATAATTATAGTTAGAATATGAATGATATCCAATTAAATTCATCATGTTAAAATTTGTATTATTGAATGCAGATGCAACTTCTACACCATCTTTATACAATCTTAATGTATTTGATATTCTAGTAACGGCAACATGATACCATTTTGAAATAGTAATTGGAGTAGGATCAAAAATATAAGTACCTTGAGAACCCTGAACCCTATAACCAACAGCTAACCTATCTGCCCCATCAATAAACACCAAAAAAGCACGATCATTGACCCCTCCTGCAGGATCTGAGGAAACTATAGGATTTCCAAGAACACTTCCGCTCGCTGATCCTGTATTCTGAGGATATATCCAAACCTCAAATGAAAAATCTCCGGATCCAAGTGCAATATGATTAAAGGTAAAATAATTACCTCCTAGAAAAGCTCCATTAAAATAAGTTGACCAACCAAATGGGCTATAAGGACTAAATGCTCCTTGTGCTGCTAAACTAGCTCCTGTCTGAGTTATGGTAACATTTCTTGATGAGCTATCGTAAAAGGCATAATTATTAGATTTATTATCACCAATAGATTTTAAAAATAGTATATTAGAATTAGATGGTACAACATTATTCAAATTATAATGAACACTGTAATCAGATGGCCATGTGTTACCAATTCTCTGGCTTCTTTCAACATCTTTAAGGTTCCACATTCCACTGGCTGAATATTCACCAATGCTTGTGTTTACACCAAGATATCCACCATTTGGTCTAGTTCTTGCCATTTTATCTCACATTGAATGCGTTTGCGGGTACAGGGAAAGTAGCTGTATATCTAGCTGCTCTTGTTACTCTAACATCATCTAAATAACCGGTAAATTTTTGTGTTGTATCCAACAGGGCACCAACTGAGAATCCACCTTGTCCGTAGTTAGTTGTATCTGCTGCTGAACTTACAAGAGCTCCATTTTTAAAACCATATACCGTCGAGCCTGATCTACTTACTGCCACGTGTGTCCATGTGTTAGAAGGAATTGTATCAGTAAAAGTAACGTTAGTACCAATACCAGAAAGTCCAATTGAAAAAGTAGTGCTATTAAATTGTAAGAAAAATCCACCTGTACCTAAATTAAATAAACAAACTTGAGTTACAGACTGAGTAAAAGTTGGATATACCCACATTTCAACAGTAAAATCACCAGTACCGAAATTTAACATTGGATTACTTATACCAGTTATTTGTCTTGAAGTACCATCAAAATAATAGCTGCCTTTACCAAATTTCTTTTGAGACTGAGAAATAGAAGCTGATCCCAATGTCTTTAAATTATTTTTACCTGTTTTATCAACAACACCGCCATTAGTTCCTTTTATATGCAAAACAGCATCACTATCTGTAGTTAGAGGTGATGAAGGAGGTGTAAAATCTGTTGTATATAATGCTCGACCTTTGATATATCTTATATCATACATATGACCTGTTACATAAGTAGTTCCCGCGGGATCCTTACCTGAAGTATATCTTAAATTATTTGTATAATTAAATGTATCAGAATAAGTACTTCCTACCTGAGTACCATTTACAAAAAGTTTAGTTGCGTTTGATATTTTACAAGCTGCAACATGATACCACTGCTGATAAAGTGCAGCATAAAGGCCACCAGGTGAAGTAATTCTATCAGCTGCAATCCCAGTATCAGCAGCATAAGCAAAATTAGAACCATTATGGTAAACAATAATTCTATTGCCACTGCCTGTAGGATCAGTTAAATCAAACCAATCTTGCCTATTACCAGTACCAGCTAAAGTTGGATATGTCCAAAATTCGATTGTGAAATCATCATTTGCAGTAAACAAAAGTGCAGAAGATCCAATATTACTTTGCAAATAATCTGTACTTCCATTAAAATATATACTTCCACCATATGAAGTGTTACTATAAGTATCTGATGGATAAAAAGGTGAGAATGGCTGTACTGATAATGTGGAACCAGAGCTAGGTGTTACTGTATATTGATTTGATGAACTATCTTTAAATCTATTATCTTTACATGTTAAAAATAATGTATTACTTACAGATGAAAGTGGTCTAGTTGGTGGAGTAAAATTACTTGTGTATAAAGCAGTACCCACTACAAATCTAATATTAGAAGCCCATCCAGTATAATACAAATTAGGTGTCTGATTAGCTCCTATTCTAGGAGTAGAAAATGCAGTATATGTAGTATTATCCGTAGCTGTGGTGGCTTCAGCTACACCATTAATATAAAGAGTTGCTGTGCTTGAACCACTTGAAGATTTTACCAATGCAAAATGATACCATTGATAAGGAGTCAACGTAGTATTACCACCAACTATTGTAGCACTATTGTTTATTCTTCCTTGTATTTTACTACTAACTATTCTCAATTCTATTGTTTGAGTTGCATTATAAAGCTTTACTAGAGGTATTTCAGCCGCTGAAACAGTCGTAGGAAAAAACCAACCTTCTAGTGTATAGGAATTATTACCAACAGCTGTCATGTTGGTAGGAAGTGTTAAGTAGTCTGATGATCCACCAAAATAATTTGACCAACCAGTAGGGCTGAAAGGACTAAAAGATCCTTGCAGTGGTGAACCATTAACATTTATACTATATAAATTTGAGTATGTTGAATCATTTACATAGATTGTATTATTAACAAATTCACCTTCTTCACCATTTAATAATAAAACAGTGTTGTTAAAGGAAGTATCTCTGAGTGTTGTATCTACAGGCCATGTTTGACCTGACATACCTGTTATAACACTATTTAAAGACCAAACCCCGTTAATTGAGTTGGTATTCAAAGTGTTAATACTACCCGACAATCCACCGTCGAGTTTGGTTCTAGGCATTAGCTTATTTGCTCCCAACTACAAATAGCCTGCAATGCAGCATTAGCTGATGCAGTGAGTTGGATTGAAGAATTTTCAAGTATATAAAAAGTAGTATCTTTACCAACAACAGTAAGTGCAGAGTTTGCAGGTACAACAACGTTTTTAACAACAGATGTGTTAGAACCATTAACATTCAATTCAACAGTTACTGAATAAGGGTTTGCATTTATATTAGCAACGTTGATAGAATTGATTTTATAAATTGTATTAGTACCTGTAGCATTCTGAACTATATTTGCAGTCGTCGTAGAGACGTTCATATATGCTGTGTTACCAAAAATACTAGTGATGTTTACTATATTTGGGTTTGCCATTTATATATTATCCTCCAAAAATTATATTCATGGCAATAGATTTGCCTAGTGAAATTCCACCCGATGAACCTGTAAATCCAATTGATCCTGTGAACCCGGCGGGATCACCTTTGGATCCGGTATAACCAACAGGAGATCCTTGTGATCCAGTATAACCGCGAGGACCTGGTTGTGTTGCAATGTCTACCCACTGTTCTGATGTACTATCATTATAATAAATTTTTAATGTTGCTGTATTACTATTAAACCAAAGATATCCTTGAGCTGCTGCACCCGGTACAGTATCAGAAACCGTAACTGAAGCACCTCCTCCACCACCAGTTCCACCAACACCCGCTGATCCTGTATAACCCCTTAAACCCTGATCACCTTGCGAACCAGTATAACCAGGAGTAGTGCTGACTGGGCCTATTTCTCCCTGTGAGCCAGTATAACCCAAATCACCCTTTGATCCGGAGTAACCAATAGTTGTAGATGAAGCACGCCAATATCCGCCGCCAGAACTAGACCAAATCCAAGTTCTGTCTCCTACTGAATACGATTGCCCTTCAACAGGACTATTAGGAAAATTTATAGCCATTAATTATTTCTCTTTATACGTATTTATTCAATATGCTTGGGTATTAGTATTAGGAAATGTTCTAGTATTATTAAGTCCCCATATTATTCTTACAACACCATTTGCACCATATCCCGGTACTTGTACATACCATCCACCTCTACCACCTCCTCCTCCATATAACCCACCTGGTCCACCTACACCATTGTTTCTAGTTACACCATCTGCACCAGATGAACCTGATTTTCCACCTTCACCACCGGAACCAGGACCTTGGTTACCGCCTCTCCCACCCGCACCAGCATTACCTTGACCATATATTCCTACACCACCACCACCGCCGCCATCTTCAAACCAACCATTACCATTATGCAACATTGCAGCACCACCGCCACCAGAACCACCAGAACCGGGATTGCCATTTGCGGTTAGACCATTACCACCATCACCCCCATTGCCATTATACCCACCAGCACCTCCTGCTCCTGAAATGCCGGTTCCTCCACTTCCGCCTCCTGTTCCAGCCCATCCACCACCACTTGCAGGATTATAATTACCAGAAATACCTCCGCTGCCTCTTACAGTGGATGTACTAAAAAAGAAACTGTTAGTTGCATTAGCTGAAGGAGTCTGTCCTCCTAAACCCACGGATAAATTATAGGTATTACCTGGTACTACGGAAATATTGTTTCTCCATCCTAAACCACCACCACCTCCGCTTCTAGAAGCAGCACCTGTACCACATCCTCCTCCGCCTATACAAAGAACTGTTACATTATAAACACCCGGTGGACATGTCCATATATAATCACCTGGTGTTGTATACAAAGATTCACCTGGCTCACTATTATACTTTGCATTAGTGCCTATTACTGAATTAACAATAGACATTAGAATAGATTTCCACTTATTGTAAATGTATTAGAATATTGAACACATATAATAGTAGCTAAACCTCTTTGTAATAATGTTCTATTACCTGTATTTGCAGTACCTGCCCAATACATTGTTGTACCAGTATTAGCAATAATAGTAATATTTGCACTAGTATTATTGAATATTGTACAGTTAAATCCTGTAAGAACAACATCACTATTAATTGTAACATTACTAGTGGTGGATAATAAAGAACCATTATCACCATTTGCAATAACATATGAAGTAGATTTTTCATATACAGGAAGATCAGTTGTTCCTCGTGAACCAGTGTATCCTACAGGTCCTAAAAATCCATGTGATGATATTTCTACCCATTGTGAACTATCACCATCACTAGTATAAACTAATTCAATACCATAATCAGAATTAAACCATCTATCACCATCTAATGGACTTGGAGGTGCAGTATTAGCAATTGTATATGCTCCTCCTGATCCATTCAATCCTCTTGAACCCGTATAACCTATAGAACCGGTAAAGCCAGTACCACCAGAACCCGTGAATCCAACAGAACCAGTGTAACCAGCTCCTGTAGATCCAGTAAAACCAACTGAACCAGTATATCCTATAGAACCTGTAAAACCAACTGAACCTGTATAACCGACCGAGCCTGTAAACCCAATCGAGCCAGTAAAACCAACTGAACCCGTATATCCTATAGAACCCTGTGAACCAGCATACCCAGTAACAGTTGAAGAATAAACAACACCAGCATTATACAAACCTGCAGCTTTGGCATGAGCTAATATTCTAGCATCTGAAAGTTTAGACCCACTATAATAAACCGTATGTGATCTAATGTTGGGAGATTGACCATCTGTAGTTGGATTATAACCAATACCAAATGTAGTTGATGTACCGCCTGTTGGTTCATTTACATATGAAGCAGTTGCGACCTTTATTCCATTTAAATACACTGTTAAGGTTTTCGCTGTACTATCTTTTACAACTACAAAATGATTGGGAACACCGTTTACAACCCATGCATCTAATGAAGTTAATTGATCTGTACCATTACCATATTCCCAGAATATAGCAATTTGACCAGTATTTTGAATTCTAATAATAAACTGATAATTTACTGGTGCAGTTTCTCCAGTCGCACCAATATTGGCTACATAGATTGGATTAGTTCCATTTAAATTAGGTATTAAAACAGTTTCCCAAGTCCAGTCACCAGTTATAGGAGCTGAAAGCCCCATCAACGATGATGAGGCAGCTCCTGCAGTAGTACTTGAAAATAATATACCATTAGCACTTGTATTGGAAGGATAAACAGGACCAAATGCTTGAGTATATGTACCACTTAATGTCAAATTGCCAGCAGGTGCATACGAACCATAGTTAATTACACTACCAGCTACTTCGTTAAATTTATACCAGAGATAAGGTGTATCTATAGAAATTTCTTGATCTAGAGAATTTACACCTACAATATATCCTGGTATACCCTGTGAACCTGTATAACCTATATCACCTTTTGATCCAGTGAAACCAATTGCAAGTGTGTTGGCTTGCCATAATCCATAGTTATTTGCCCAGTACCAAGTCTGGTTTCCATATGTGTATATTTGATTATTAGATGGATTGCTAGGAAAATTAATTGCCATTTATTATGCCCACGTTCCTATTGAAGTATTAGATCCTGATGTACCAACAGGGTTAATTGCAATATACGATCCATAAACCACATCTGTTGTACCACCAGGTGCCGCAGAATATTTCAACTGTGGTATGATTGTCCCGCCTGTATTACAAGAGAAAGTACCTCTAATTTGAATATAATCAGTATAAGCAGAGGTTCTAGCACTTGTAATTGTAATAAGAGTGTTAGATGTCACGTAACCGGTCTGGTCACCTACATCCTGGTTAAAGCCTAATTGAGATGCATAACGGTGATATACGTATCCAAAATTATTATATGTTGCTGTACCACCAAAAGATATACCCATAGTATGTGATGTTGTACCTGAAGCTCTACTCAACAAATATAATGCTTCAAAATTATATACAGTACTACCAGATACAGTGGCACCAACACCAAATATACTTTGAATTACGTTAGTACTAGAAAGTGTGTTGTTAGATTCTAATCTATAATACTGAGGTGTAAAGATAATACCTCTTTGTGTTCCAATTGGAGTAGCAAAGAAGTTAGTACCATTATATTCAATAACACCAGCATTTGCAGTTGTAAGATTAGTACCTGATTGGAATCTTAATGGTGCATCAGTGGTAGTACCGGGTATAAGAGTAATTGATGTAGTTGAATTATTACTTGTTGAGGCTGGTGTTGGGATTGCTGTTACCCATTGTGATGTATCACCATCATTGTAATAAATGTATAATGAACCTAAATCAGAATTCCACCACAAATCACCTGCATTAGGAGATACTGGAGCAGTAGTAGAAACAGAAACTGATGCACCTCCACCCCCACCTCCTGTACCAGCAGAACCCGTGTAGCCAATTAAACCTTGTGAACCAGTATAACCATTTGTACCATTTGTACCTGCCGAACCTGTAAATCCGGTTGTTCCTTGAGAACCCTGAGATCCTTGTGAACCAGTATAACCAATTGTACCTTGTGAACCTTGAGAACCAGCATATCCTACTGCAGTAGACCAATATACACCTGTTCCATTTGAAGTTAAAACTTGACCTGCTGTTCCGTAAGAACTATTAGCAAATATTGAAGTGGTGTTGATAGTAGGAGTGCGGATAGATGTAGATGTTATAACTGAATTACTTACTGCATTACCTATTCTAATAGATGAGGTAGATATATTGGCAGAGAATCCAGCACTATTTGAAACTATAATATTGGTATTAGAAATATAACTGTTACTGGAATTGTTACCTACAGTGATATCACCAATATCAACAGTAATAGCAGAAGCTTGTAATGTAGTAGCAGTAATAGCCCCTGATATAGAATTAGACCAATATATACCAGTTCCATTTGATGTTAGTATTTGTCCAGATGTACCTAAACTATTATTTGCATAAAAGCTTTGAGTATACACAGTTGGTAATGAAGCAACACCACCTACAATAGATCCTGCAATTGAATATGGTATATTTGTTAATAAAACAGTACTTGCTGCTAGTGTCGGACTACCAGATGTTGTAATAGATCCATTATTGGTGCTATTATCTTTAAATGTATTATCTTGTAATGTTAATACTTGAGTTCCTGTTATCGGTGTAAGATTTTGTGTTGGTGGAATAAATCCTGCCACATTGTAAATGTTACGACCAGTTACTACTCTGAGGTTAGAATATGTAGCAGGACCTGTAAGACCTCTCCAACCTGAGCCCCATGTTCCAGTAGCATTATAAGCACTATACCCGCCACGATTACTTGAGTATACAGTAGAACCATTAACTGCAATATATGTTGCATCTCTATAACCAATGTAGGCTATATGATACCATACACCTGTAGTAATAGGAGTATTAAGTGTAAAATTATAACTTGTATAACCAGCATTATAGATATTAATGGTGGTTGTGTTAGCCTGCATACCAAGTTGATTGACCCCGGAAGGTGTCATATTTGTCATGGTACCTGAAGTAGACAGAGTATCAAATTTGACAAAGAATTCTACAGTATAACCAGCACCATTAGCGCTATTTAATGCATAACTTGGAATTGAAACAGATTTTGTAGGTGAATCACTTAATTGTGTTGAATAAGTGTTAAATCCTGCAACATCAGATGTAAGATAAATTGCCGGAGTGGTAATGCTAGTAGCTGAAACGACCGAATTGACTGTGCTATTACCAATAGTGATATTATTATTAACACTGATATTATTAGATGTTAATGTTTCTTGAGTTGTAATTGAATACCATTTTGTGCTGTTGGCTGCATACTCAAGATCAGTATTATCAGTATTAAATCTTAAGAAACCAGTTGTAGCATTTGCTGGGCGTTGAGCAGTATTACCTACTGGAACTCTAAAATCAGTTAAAGTGAGAAAAACATTAGAAGAAGTATTTGAAACTCTAATACCTGAATTGGTTACTGTTGTGTTTACAGTAGAATTACCAACTGTTAAGTATCCAACACCTATATTGATGTAATCTGAATTCAATGTATTGGTAGTAAGTACAACTGTAGTGATATTATTACTTACTTGATCTGTTGTCCAATATAATCCTGAACCATTAGAAGCAAGTATTTGTCCAGCACTACCGATACTACCATTAGCACTTATTTTATTTGTATAGAGAGTATTTGCTTGGAAATCTGCAACTCTAAATGAAGTATTAGTTTGATCTATAAATTGTGAGGCATCGGGTTCAGGAGTATAACCATCAAATACTTTCCAAATACCTGATGTGTGATCTCTAAAGAAACCAGCATGTTTATAAGAACCATCATTATAATTACCGGCAAAACCAAGATCAGGATTTGTATATAAACTGTTACTATTCAGATAAATCATATTATCTGTAACGGATAGATTATTTGCAACAAATGTGGTTACATTACCAGTAATATAAACATTACCTGCTATTTGCAAACTACCATTTACTGATAACAAGTTTGATGTTTTATTAAATGTTAAACCTGAAGATCCGTTTGCATAACCACCATCATTGAATATAATTTGTTTATCTGAACCGGCAACTGGACCTGATGATCCAGTAAAACCTATATCACCCTTAGACCCTGTAAAACCATCAGAGCCATTAGTTCCATTAGTGCCGTTTGTACCTGCTGATCCAGTATAACCTGTTAATCCAGTTACACCTACATCACCTTTAGAACCAGTATATCCTGTATTTCCTTGAGATCCGGTATATCCAGTAGTACCTTGAGAACCCTGCGATCCAGTGTAACCTATTGATCCTGTAAACCCAGTATCACCTTTTGAACCTGTAAATCCAGCAGAACTTGCAGCAAGAAGATTAGATCCTACACCAGTAGCTGCAGCTGTAAGATCGATATATGCACCACGGTTAGAGCCTGAAGATTCAAATATTCGTAGTCTGTTTTGATAGATATCAATATTAACTGAACCAGAAATAGTACTATTAGTTAGAGGTTTAGCTAAATGTATTTCGCCGCCTTCATCACCTGCAGCGTATGTTGACTCTATAAACCCATTTACACTAAATGTAGATCCATTAAACGTTAAATTGCTACTACCCACTAAAGTATTAGATGAGTCTTTATATAATATTTGATTTTGGATACCGGCATTAGGACCAACACTACCGGTATAACCTAGATCACCTTTAGATCCGGTATAACCATTTGTACCATTGGTTCCGTTTGTACCTGCAGAACCTGTGAAGCCTGTTGTACCCTGACTACCTTGACTTCCGGTAAACCCAACGTTACCTTGATCGCCCTTAGATCCAGTAAACCCAGTACCACCTTGAGAACCAACGAAACCTGTAGATCCTTGATCACCCTTAGACCCTGTAAAACCGACATCACCCTGTGAACCAGTATATCCAATAGATCCTGTAAATCCAAGTGATCCTGTATAACCCACATCACCTTTAGAACCTGTATAACCTGGATCACCAATATCACCAGTTCTAGCAAATGTAATAATAATATCAAGACCATTATTAAAAGTATTTGATCCTGATAAGAATGATGTAGGAACTGCAAAATAATTAGTATAGTGTGTATGAAAACCAGTAATAGAGAATAAAGCAAAATGTTCAGTATTAGCTTTTTCAGTTACTGTAAAGTGACCTTTAATAGATGATGTTGAATCATCTATGGTCTGTAAGAAATTATAAACTGATTGAAAGTTATCTGCATTTTCACTGATGTAAAGGGTAGTTGCAAGTGATGCGTTAGTATTACTAAATTTTAAACCACCATTGCCCGGATCAGAATTATCAGTGTTGGCATTGAAAGTATAATCAAATGCAGCACCGCCAAACGTACCTTGAGGACCCTGTGAACCAGTAAAACCTGTATCGCCTTTTGAACCTACAAAACCTGTAGTTCCTTGATCACCTTTAGATCCAGTAAATCCTGTTGTTCCTTGTGATCCAGTTGAACCTGTATCACCCTTAGAGCCAGTATATCCTGTTCCACCTTGTGAACCTGTAAACCCAAGATCTCCTCTATCACCTTGAGAACCAGTATATCCTGTTACACCCTGTATACCTTGTGAACCAGTGAATCCAGCAGACCCTGTAGACCCATCATTACCCTTAGACCCAGTAAATCCTGTATCACCTTTAGATCCAGTGAATCCATCATTACCGTTTGTACCAGCAGAACCTGTAAATCCTGTTGCGCCTATTGAACCAGTGAAGCCTGCTGCTCCTGGTCCCCAATATACTTTAGAACCATCAGTATATAGAACTTGACCCGCAGAACCCACACTGCTGTTAGCAATAATAGATTTTACAGTTAAATTACCGGAAATGTTTTGATTTGTATTGTTAGCACCAATTTCAAATACTGCAGTGCCGTTACTGGAATATAAGATTCCATCGGCCATATTAAGTGCTAATTCACCTGTTTGTAAGATTGATGTGTTAGGTATACGACCAGATACAGACGTACGCTTGATCTGTATTAAATTATTTGCCATATGGCCCTCTTACAAACAGTATATACTGTGTTAATTATCTAAAGATTCGTTTTTCTTTGTTTTGGAATTTGCTTTATCTAAAGCTTTTTGTAATTCCTCAACTTTACTATTTAGGTTTGTATTTTGCTTCTCATAAAAAGCAATCTGAGCTGATTGCAAGATATTACTCTTGGTCAGCTCAGTTACCATATTCGTTAATTTTTCCACGTAGATATTATATAACTCAGGACCCATAATATAGAACTTTCACTATCAGAATGAACCGCCGTCTAATGATCCATAATAGAGGTTAGTACCATCTGATTGTAGAACATATCCAGCAGCCCCAGCAGTTAATTTCTGAAGACCTGATGTTGTATTACCAACAAGTAAATCACCATCAGTGTATGTCTTAAATCCAGTACCACCTGATCCATATCCAAGAGCAGTTGAAAGAGTCAAGGTATTAGCCTGAATAGCAACTGTTAGTGAATTTGTACCAGTAATATTAAGTGCTGTTGAATTAGAAACTAATGCACCTGAATCTAAGTATGCTTTAAGAGTAGCTTGATGATATGAACCATCTCCAGTATCAACGAATGTTGTAGGTGTTACTGTTAATCCATCAAATAACTTATAAACACCATCTGATGCATCACGGAAGAAGCCAGTATGTTCATGACCACCACCGTTATTATTATAGTTACCAAAGAAACCAATATCAATAAGGTCTGTTTGAGTATTGTTAGCAGCAAGTTGAATTAACGGATCAGTTACAATGTAAGATTCGACGTTTGAGAATACTGCATTACCAGTAATATGTAAGTCACCACCAATATAGAAGTCATGATAAACTGTGCCAGTGTTAGCAATAAAATTACTATTTACTGAAAGATTATGAATTTCAATTGTGTTAGCAGATGATGTTATATAAGATGAACTATCAGAACCAAGTCTTAGTTGAGTAAACCAACCAGTATTATAAACTGCTCCAACAGAACCGATATCAAATGAATTATCTGAGGTTGGAATTACAGTACCATAAAGACTACCGTTGAGAGTAACTCTATCTTGAATTGCATCACCAAGAACAACATTACCGTTGAGTGTAGTTTGGCCATTTACTGTTAATGAATCAAATGTTTGAGTAACAGAAGGATTAATATGTACGCCTGTACTATTTGATACAAGACCTGTACCTGCAACTACTGCAATTGTTGGTGTTGAAGATTCACCAGTACCACCAGTTACTGATGTACCATTACCTGCCGTGATACTTTGGACATAATCACCATCTGTATCAACACCAAGTGTTACACCGTTTGCATTGGTAATTGTAACATTAAGTGTTGCATCACCTAGATTATTAAATGTAACGTTACCAGTTGCATCACCAGAAAGGGTAAGTTTTGGTGAACGGTTGATTGTAGTTACAAATAGATTTTCAATAGTTGTGTTGGCAGCTGAAAGATAAAGATTACCAGAGAGTGTTCTGGAATCTGTATTTTGAACAAATGAAGGTCCGGCTGCAGCTGTTGTTGACCAGAATAATTTACCAGATCCATCTACTGCAAGAACGGAACCCGATGGACCATAAGAACCATTTGCAGAAAGACTGTCAATAGTTGCATTGGCTGTTTTGATTTGATTGAGCCAACCAGTACTGTTTGCAACAAGTGCTTGGTTAGCTGTAAGAATACCAGGATTTCTTTCACCTGCGATAGGTAAAACAGAACCGAAATTACCGATATAAACGACATTACCAGAGGCTGTAAATGCCAATTCACCATTGGCCAGCGACCCCGGCTGTGCTGTGGTTTGTGAACGTTTAATTTGTAATAAATTTGGGGACGCCATTAAAAGTCTCCTCCGTCGAGTGTTTGATTTGAAATTTCAAGTGGTAGTATTGTATATTTATCAGATTCGGACACGTAAGTCAAAATATATCCATTCGCCGGCATACCCACTACAACATCATCTAAACCTGCTAATGTACTTGATCCTCTTGAACCCGTATATCCAAAAGAGCCAGTATATCCCTGAGACCCGGTATAACCCTGTGAACCTGTGTATCCAAATTCACCTTGGGAGCCCTGATAACCTACGGAACCTCGATATCCGGTCTCACCTCGAGAACCTTGATAACCAACTGATCCCTGAAACCCAACAGTGCCCACGTTTTGCCAACGTGAGCCATCCCATCTCCAGGTTTTGCCGCCGGTGACTACTTCATCACCAATTTGCGGACTGTTAGGAAAAACTAATGCCATCTATTCTTTACCATTTTATATTATTTATTTCTTGTAAAAACATATCAGTTACGTATAAATCTGCCAGTAAATCTTGGTTGTGAAGCAGTTGGTGTATTATCAGTTAATTGTGAACCTGCAGCTGCATTTTGATAAACAAACAATTCAAAATAATCACTAGCAGAAGCATAAACAATTTCTGATATTGTTACTGCAACTGAAGTACCATATGCTGGTATTTTCATACCATTTCTTAGAGCTGATCCATTTTTATAAATTGCAATACTTACAGTACCAGTATTACTATTAGTTAAACCTGAGAAAGATACATGGCCTTCTAAATGATAATAACCTGTTTGTTGTGGTGTGAATGAACTACTAGCAACCTCAGCATTTAAATCGTAATCAGTTGTATTAAATGTTACTTTAGTCCAGTTGTTATTAGCAATTGATTGTTGAGTAGTTTTTCTTAAACCGAAATTAGATCCTGTAACTACTGCTTGTGATCCTGTATATCCTATTGCACCTTGTGAACCAACATAACCTACGGATCCAACATAACCTTCAGAACCAACATACCCTGCATCACCCACTGAACCTGTGAATCCAAGTGAACCAGAATATCCTATATCACCTTGTGAGCCAACATAGCCTGAACCAATAGATCCAGTGAATCCCGCTGAACCAGTTGATCCGGTAAACCCTGTTGACCCTGTAAATCCTGCACCTGTGGAACCAGTATATCCAAGAGAACCTGCAGGTCCTTGAGGTCCTGTCAAACCAATTGAACCTTGTGATCCTGTGTATCCGTTAGTACCTGCTGAGCCTGTATATCCGCCTGCAGGACCAGCAGAACCAGTGAATCCCATTTCACCAGGAGGTCCACCTGCGGTAATACCTAACCATACTTGTTCAGGTTCATAATAGATACTCAATATACCTGTATTAGAATCTAACCATAACAGCCCATCCCACTGTATAGCTGGTGTTGTATCACTAACAATAACGTTAGCTATACCTTCAGAACCAACATAACCAACTTCACCTTGTGAACCAGTGTAACCGAGTGATCCTGTAAATCCTATACCTCTAGACCCAGTAAATCCTTTATCACCTTGTGAACCTACAAATCCTGTGTCTCCACGTGATCCTGTATAACCAATAGATCCAGTGTAACCTAAATCACCTCTAGAACCGACATAGCCTTGAGATCCATCATAACCTGCACCTGTCGATCCTGTAAATCCTTGATCACCTTGAGAACCCGCATACCCTACATCACCTTGTGAACCAACATAACCAGCACCGGTAGAACCAGTATAACCTAAATCCCCCTGTGATCCCGTATATCCCAAATCACCTTGTGATCCAGAATATCCTAATGATCCCGAATAACCTATTTCACCCTGTGATCCTGCATAACCTACAGAACCTGTATATCCTATTGATCCAGTATATCCAATAGAACCAGTATAACCATAACCCCCTTGTGAACCTACAGAACCAACATAACCTGCATCACCTCTATCACCAATTCTTGCTAAAGTAAGAACTGAAATGGTTGCATCTGGAATCGATGAATCACCAGATAAGAATGAAATAGGAACAGTTGAATATGTTGAGTTATCAATTGGACTATTAATGATTGCAAATAAAGCATAATTATTTGTGTTGGTACTTGAGGTAATCTTAAAGTGACCTTTAATACCTGAAGTAGAAGCACCAATAACTAGAAGAGAATTGAATATGTAAGTTAAATCAAGTGCATTTTTATTAATATAAAGAGTATTAGCATTATTAAAAGTAGTATTGCTAAATCTTAAAGTACCTGTACCAGGATCTGCTGCTTCAGTGTTTGCACTAAAATAGAATAGATAATTATAACCAGCAAATTGACCAGGTTGGCCTTCTATACCTTGAGAACCAGTAAATCCTCTATCACCTTGAGATCCAGTGTAGCCAATAGAACCAGTATATCCTAGATCACCTTGAGAACCTACGTAGCCTTCTGAACCAACATATCCAGCACCCGTTGAACCAGTATAGCCGAGATCACCTACTGATCCAGTAAATCCTATATCACCTTGTGGTCCAGCTGGGCCTGTATCGCCCTGTGATCCAGTAAATCCTTGATCACCCTGAGAACCTACATAACCAGCCCCCTGAGAACCTGTATAACCTAAATCACCTTGTGAACCAACATAGCCTTCAGAACCAGTAAATCCTGTTCCCTGTGATCCAGTATAACCTAAAACCCCTTGTATACCCTGTGATCCTGTGTATCCCAAAGAACCAGAGTAACCTAATGAACCTGAATATCCAAGAGGTCCAATATTACCCTGTATACCTTGATCACCTTTAGAACCCGTAAAGCCCTCTGATCCTGTATATCCTATAGATCCTGTATAACCAAAGGAACCAGTATATCCCAGATCACCATAAGATCCAGTATAACCAATATCCCCTTTAGAACCTGTATAACCAAAAGAGCCAGTATATCCTATTGATCCTGTATAGCCAATAGAACCAGTGTAACCTAAATCACCATAAGAACCTGTATAACCAATATCACCCTTAGAACCAGTATATCCTATTGATCCTGTATAACCAATAGATCCAGTATAGCCTCTTACACCCTGATCACCTTGAGAACCAGTGAATCCTAGTGAACCAACATATCCTGTAGAACCAGTATAACCTAAAGATCCTGTGTAACCAAAAGAACCCGTATATCCTAATGAACCAGCATAACCTGTTATTCCTTGGTCACCTTTGGAACCAGTAAAGCCTGTTGAACCCAAATAACCCGCTGAGCCAGTATAACCGGTGTCACCAATATCACCAGTACGAGCAAAAGTTAGAACAACATTAGATTCATTAGTATAGTCAGAATTGCCTGAAACAAAGCTTACTGGAACAATAAAGTAGTTGCTAATAAATTGATGTTCACCTATAATATTAAATATAGATGATTTACCTACTTCATCCAAGCTATTGATAGAAAATTGACCTTTAATAGCTGATGTTGAGTCATCAATTGTTTGTAAGAATGAGTATGTTGAATCATAGAATATATCATTCTCATTAATAAACATCTTTGTAACAGATGTATAGGTATTACTATCAAACTTATAATGACCTGCACCCGGATCTGTATTTGATGTATTTGCACTAAATTTATAATTAAATGATGCACCACCAAAGTTACCTGTTGTACCTTGTGGACCTTGAACACCTCTAGAACCCGCGTAACCTATAATACCTTGTGAACCTACAAAACCTGAAGAGCCAGTATAACCTTGCGATCCACCATAACCAGTTGCACCACGTGAACCTTGATAACCTTCAGATCCTCTATAACCAGTTTCACCTTGGGTAGTACCAAAATATCTTACTTCAATCTCAGCACCATTTTGAGGTGCATATGCCAGTGTTAGTTCTGTTCCAGCTACTGTATAATCAACAGTAGGTGTTTCTAAAATACCATTAACAAAAACAAAGATATGATTAGGATCAGAGGTAGAATCTGATAAAGTAAATTGTGTATTGCTTCCGTTAGCAATATAACGAGATGATTTATATGGTCGACCTGCGCCTTCAGAACCAGTATAACCAATACCTATAGATCCTGTATAACCTATAGAACCGGTATAGCCGTCTTGACCACCTGAAGGTCCTTGTGGTCCAACTGCACCCACTGAACCCTGATAACCTGTAAGACCTAACGAACCCTGATATCCAACTGAACCGGTATAACCTACAGAACCTTCTGATCCTTGATAACCTGGTGATCCTATTGTAATATCAAAATATCTTACCTCAATCTCAGCATTAAGAGGAGGTGCGTTATTAAAAGTAATTGTTGTTCCTGATACTGAATAATCAACATCAGGACTTTCAAGAATACCGTTTGTAAATACTAAAATATGGTTAGCATTGGCAGTATTTTCAGCTAAAGTAAATACAGTATTGCTGCCATTTCCTGTATATCTAGATGAACTAGAAGGTTTACCTACGAGGCCTGCAGAACCTGTATATCCAGCACCTCTTGAACCTGTGAAACCTAAGGAACCAGCATAACCTTGTGCGCCACCTGGATCACCTGCAGGTCCTTTATCACCAACTGATCCTGAATAACCTATAGAACCTGAATAACCAGTACTGCCTTGAGATCCTGAATAGCCAACATTACCTGCCGAACCGGTATAACCAACACCATCGTTTTCAATATATCTTATTTCAATATCAGTAGAATTAAATGGGGTTGACGCTAAATTTATTGTGTTACTATTGACAATAACATAGTCAACATCTGGAATTTGTACAAGACCGTTGACAATAACAAGGATGCTATTGGCTGAGTTTACTGTCTGTAAAAGTGGGTAGGAATTAGCCGTTCCGTTGGCAGATATTTGTTGACTATTAAAAACCAGAGACATTTATTGCCTTATTTTTTATCTAGATATATAATGATAGAATTCTGAGATATTTATGTTTTTATAATGAGGTATATTATGAACCTTCCCAATATTGCTATACTTGATTTGATAGGCCTGGTTTACGATGGCACAACTCTCCAAAAAAGAGGTTTGGGTGGTTCAGAATCTGCAGTTATTCTTATTTCAAAAGAACTAGCTAAACTAGGATTTCCTATTACTGTTTTTAATGCTTGTGATGTGGATGATGCAAAATCAGGAATTTATGATGGTGTAATTTATAGACCCATCTCAAGTTTAAATTCTAATGATAAATTTGATATTGTAATATCATCTAGAACGGTTGTTCCTTTTGTTCCTGATCATTATTATGATGCATTTGCAACAGCAACAAGACATCATCCAAGCCTTTTTAAAACAATCAGAGATAATGCAGAACTTAAGATTATGTGGATGCATGATACTTTTGCATCAGGTGATCTTAATTTAGAAGATCTATTAGTAAATGGATTTATTGATAAAATCTTTACATTATCAGATTTTCATACTGCTTATGTTACTAATTGCAATCATGGCCGCCGACGCAATTTTGAAGTGTTAAAGAATAAAGTATTTCAAACAAGAAATGCTATTGTTAATTATATTGATGAGGTTGATATTGGTGCAAAAGATAGAAATCTTTTTGTTTACAATGCTTCCGTTACAAAAGGCATGTTGCCTCTTATTGATGGTATATGGCCTCAAGTAAAAAGATATATCCCTGATGCTAAATTAAAAATAGTTGGAGGATATTATAAATTTAGAGACGATTCACCTTTAGATGCTCAAGGTGAAACTCTTATGAAGCTTGTAAAAGAACAAAAGTATAAAGACCTTGATATTGAATTTACTGGTATTATTACACAAAAAGAAATAGCTGAATTACTTGCTAAAGCCAATATGTTTCTTTTCCCTGGTGCCTTTCCAGAAACATTCGGCATATCAACATTAGAATCTTTAACATATAATACTCCTCTTGTGGCTACCCGTTTTGGGGCCTTAGAAGAGACAGCTATTGATTTGGCTTCTTACTTTATTGATTATGCAATTGAACCTAATAGCCTGTTTACAGAAATAAACACCCAAGATCAAATTAATAAATTTGTTGAGAAAGTGTTTAGAGCTTATAATGATCCTTATCTTCATCAACAAAAACAATATTACTGTAATGTAATTAAAGATATCAATACTTGGGATACTGTTGCCTTACAATGGAAACAATTCTTCCTAAAACAATTTGATATACCTTTACCTGTTAATGAATATCGTAAGGTTACTTACATTAATGATAAGGTTCATCGTGTCTATGGTAGAAGGTTTGCTAATAAAGAAGAAGGCCATAATTATAAGTTAGGACATGAACAACCAGTAAGTATTATTACACCTTTTTATAATGCAGAAAAATATATTGCTAATTGTATTAATTCTGTAGCCTCTCAAGACTATAACAACTATATGATGTACCTGATTAATGATTGTAGTACAGATAATTCATTAAATATAGCCAAAGAGTGCATTGATAGTTTTCCTAAAGATATTCAGGGTAAATTTGTTATTATTAATAATAAAGCTAATAGGGGAGCAGTTTATAATCAAATTAGAACCTTAAAAACATTTCCTATTGATGATGATAGTCTTGTTATGTTTTTAGATGGTGATGATTGGTTAAGAGCAGATAATAATATATTTAATTTTTACAATAATCTTTTTGCTAATGATAAAACCGATTATGCTTATGGTAGTTGTTGGTCTTTAGCAGATAATATTCCTTTGATTGCTCAACCCTATCCTAAAGAAATTAAAAAGAACAAATCATATAGAGAACACAAATTTAATTGGGGAATGCCTTATCCTCATCTTAGAGTCTTTAGAAAAAAATTGATCAATAATATTGATGAAGAAGTTTTTAAAGATGAGGTTGGTAATTGGTTTAAAGCAGGTGGAGATAATGCAACTTTTTATAATATAATTGAACAAGCTGATCCTAATAAGATTGTAGCTGTTCAAGAAATATTTTATAATTATAATGATACAAATCCTATTAATGATTATAAGGTACACGGTGAATTACAAAACCAAAATGCTGCAAAAATAACGAGTAATTCCAAACCGATCGAGGCCCCTGAAGTTATAGAAAATTTTAAAGAATCTAAAGATATTATTAATCAAGTAGCCAAAGAAATAAACAACAAGACAAAGGTAATCAATTCATATATGAAGAAGAAAATTTTAATTGCTATACCTACTGCAAGAAATATAGAGGCTCAAACTTTTAAATCAATTTACGATTTAATTATCCCAGATGGATATGAAGCCAATTTTCAATATTTTTATGGATATCAAGTAGATCAAGTACGCAATCTTATAGCTGACTGGGTTGTCAAAGGCTATGATTATCTCTTTGCTGTTGATTCTGATATTGCTTTTGCACCTGATACATTACTCAAACTTCTATTACATGACAAAGATATTGTTTCCGGTATCTATAGACAACGTGTTCCCGAAAGACAAACTTTGGAAATCTTTGAGTCTAATGATAAGGGTGGCTATACTCACATTGATTGGGAAAAGATTAAGGGTAAGGGAGTTGTTGAGATAGGTGCTTGTGGATTTGGATGCGTTCTTATTAAAAAGAATGTTTTAGCAGATATTGGATATCCACAATTTGCATATAAATCAGCTCTTGATCATAACCATACTTTCTCAGAAGATTTATATTTTGCTAAAATGGCTTCTGAAAAAGGTTATAGATTCTATGCTGACACTTCTATCGTCTGTGATCACATAGGATCATACGTATTCAAAGTATCTTAAAAATAATTTACAGGCGGTGCTTGGTTAGGAACTGTAGGTGTAGTTCCTAACACATCTGAAGCTTTTTGCTTTAATATAGAAAGTGGTTCTACAGTCTCACCAATTTTTTTAACTATTACTTTAGTTTCCATTGGTGCAGTTCTTGCAACTGTAACTAATACATTACCATATTTTTGTATTACAATCCTTGAGTCACGCATCAGCGAGTAACCTCGGGATTTACTGTTACAATACCTTCAAGAATTCTTGATGAGACATTGTTTGAATGTAATTGAAGATCATATACATAACGGCTATTTGTAAGATTAGCCGTTGATGCAGCATTCATAGACAAGGTTACTAAACCTGATGTGTTTCCCAAAGCAACATTAATTGTATAATATGTTGATGATGTATAGGTTTTTCTTATCTGTGCATTTGCAGTATAACCTGATATATCAAAGGCATCACCATTTGAATCAATCAAATAAATGTTATGAATAAAATCAGCACCTTGATCTATTACTAGATTAGTCTTTATTGCCATTTTTTAAACTATCTATTTCAGCCTTAAGTTCCTTAATGGCTTCAATTAAAAGAGGCACCAATTTATCATACTGAACTGTTAGATATTTTTCATCAACAGGTGCAGGGAATACAGCTTCTGGTAATACTGCTTGAACTTTTTGTGCCGAAAGACCAACTTGAATCTTCTCATCATCATATCCAAGTTCTTTAGCAGTATCATTACCTTTATAATAGAATCCATCTAGGCTTTGTACTTTTTCAAGAGCATTCTCAATAGGTCCTATTACATCTTTGAGTCTCTCGTCGGAGTAATAGGCAATAACGTTACCTTTGGCTCTTATTTCACCTTTGTTATTTTGTCCCGGTGCATTTACTCCAACACCTAAACTTCTAGCTTCAACATCTACATCATCAGGATTAGAACCATGGTTATCGTCAAATCCTAATATGCCATTATCTTCATCAACAACAACCAATACTTGTTTTATTTTACCTTTTTTATCAGGTAATATTAAATCAAAATTTACATTTGTAGGGGGTGCTAATAATCTTACATAACCTGAACCAGCAGCACTTTCTAATCTTATAGCACCTTCAACATGCAAAGCATCAAGTGGTGTGGTAATACCACCAACGCCAAGTGCATTTGCAAAATAAGCTTTTGTAGTATTAGCAGATAGTATTATAGTGTTACCAGTTGAGGTTCTTGTACCAGGTGTTGCATTTGGAAATACTGTGGCAGTTAAAGTTCCTAAATTCAAATTTATTACTTCAGCAACTGTATTTGTAAAAACAGAATGTCCAATAGTATTTTGAAAAATATTTCTTGCAAAATTAGATCCACCACCAGCACCATTATACATAAATGTTATATTTGAGGCTATGGTATTACTATAATATCCGTGTGAGAAATGTCTACCTGCTCCAACGATATCCACATCACCAGCTGAGCCAATACCATTAATGAAATAATTATTAGATCCTGCAAATAAAACATTGGCTGTGAAGAGTGAATTACTTCCTGAAATTGAAAGGTTTGAGGTCTTTACTGTACCAACCTTTAGTTCATAAGCATTAAAATAAGAATTAGTATCACCGGCCGGTAAATTATCATTGTAAGAAATATATACACCGGTTCTGGTAATTATTGTGTTTCCGTCTGCAGCACCAACAACAAGATTGGCTGCAAAATTAGCACTTACAATATTAGCCTGATTAAATGCTACACTATTTTTATATAAGAAATTATTACCTACAAACAATTGATCAGTAAAATATGCGGAATTGGTACTAACATTACCTGTTCTGATTACAGTATTACCCATTGAAATAAGGGTTTTAGTATAAGCTGTTGATCCATCAATCAACATACCAGATGAAGTAATGATTGCGTTTGATGTAGGACCAGAATTGAATATTAATTGATTTGAATTTGCAATAGCATTAGCTGTACTATTTGTACTTAAAAATAATGATCCAGCATTAGAAACAAAATAACTGTTGGCATAAAAGGTACCAGTAATAGCAGCATTACCAGGAGCTGTATTAGAATTGGTAGAAACAACGTATTGTGCTAAGGCATTAATAACCAAATTGGTTTTTGTTAACCACTGGCCAAATGAATCAGTTGATTGAGTAATAATTCCTACATTGATTGTCATTTATTTTCTAATGCCTTTGTTAGAAGATCTTTGATTGAAGAAATATCATTTTTTATAGAATCTATTTCTTCCTTAAGATTATTTATTTCATTTATTTTACTTGCTTCTAACATTCTTTTTTGTCTTGCTTCTTTGTAAGCTAATAATCCATCTATATCACGGTTTACAAAGGCACCTGGATTACCTCTTTGCTGTACAAATTCATCATCTAATACTTTTCTTTTATCCATAATTATACCTGTAATGCTACAGCTCTTACATCACGCATTGTCGGGAAATTAGCACCATCTACTGAGAATATGGCTATTTTGATAGAGAATGTATCAAAACCTCTATGAATAACACCAGCTGATGTGTAATATGTTAATGTTCCTACAGATATTCCATTAGGGGCATCGCCTATTGAATCAAGATATGATACAGTATTTACAGGTGATGAGGGGCGAGATGTTGCAGAAGGTACACCAAATCTATATTCTTTATAATCTTCAAAATCTTTAGGTGAGCCATATATAGCGCCCAAACCATCAAGATAAGAAAGTTCTGTCCATGGTTTTGTATCAAATACATCAGAATCAGTTTGTGAATTTAAAAATTTACCATAAACTTTAATGTTTGTTCCTGGTGGTCTATATCCTGTGATCCAAACCTTTAAATCTTCTGCTACGGCGTCAAGAACTACTGTTTTAGAGATATATTTACTTCTTGCATTACCATATCTAGTATGTTCATTGGTATCATCATTATTAATATAATTTGTAATATAATCTATTGTCTTGGTAGATAAATCAAGTACAGGTGAAAGATATTGACTAGAAGTATAAAGACCTATTTCATATGTTGATGTACCTTTTGTACCATATGTGCCGGTTGCTACTTCATTTGAATAACTTCTAATAATTCTTTCATAATCTCTAAATTCAAACAGGTCTTGATTTTGTATTACTGTACCAACTGAATCTTTTGTCAAAGCTGCTGAATATGTTGCATTACTTGTACCATAATATTTAAAATCAGCATATGTACCAATAGGTTCATTCATTTTAAATTTAGGTACAACAGCATTATAGGGAATATCATCAATAGATAATGTTGTTGCATTTGCTATAAGATTGGATGGTGTTATTAACTGCAGGTTGGCGTAATTTGATGTTCTATAAATTCTTAAATTTTTGTATTTTGTTGTATCAAATTTACCATTAGAATTTTTAATATGTAAAACCCCTTTACTCTCATCAATATATTTTACAAAGCCTCTTGGGTATTTTGTAGCATCAGTTAAAGTCTGTGTGAGATTTGTTGCATTCGCTGCATATACAATATCACCGATGTAAATTGGAACATTATTATCTTTTCTATAGATACCACCTGATGTAGAAAGATCTAATGTAATAAAATCTACTGTATCATTTCTAAAAGTAACTTTACCGGTACTTACTGGGAATTGTGCAATATACAAATTAAATTTTAAATCTTGTGTCTGAACTGCGGTCCAAGAATTACCATTTGATGAAATATAGAGTACTCCAGAATAAGCTTGTTGAGTTACAGACTGACCAGTAAGAACATCTTTTCCTCCAATTTCAGCACACCACATATCATAATCAGGAGTATTGTTATCCGGATAAACATAAAAAGCATATGGTTTATCTGTTTGAAGCATTAGGGGTTCTTGAAATTTAAAAATAGTTTCTGCAGATGCATCTTCACTTACTAATATATCTTTAGGATATAAATGTCCAGAACCCATTCTTTTAGATGTATCTGGAACACCATTATTTGTTTGAACAACTACACAAAACGCACCCAGTGAAGAAGATTTATTCTTGAAGAAAACACCTATTTGAGTAAGAAATACACCAGGAAGATTGCCAACTGATGATGCATCAATTGTAAATGTTTGTGCAATTGGATTTGTTGCTTCTAATGCCATTAATAAATTCCTTAAATTAACCTAATGTACTTCCATCACCATCTGAGAACCCATCAAATCCAGGTGCACCCGCCGCTTCCAATGCATCAAAAGCACTGGGCATATCACCACAAGGGTCTGGTGAGTGATCACCACCTCCACCTCCACCGCCGCCTCCTCCGCCTCCTCCATAAGTAGGTGGTGGGGATGGTGGAGGTGGTGGATCTTGTGTAGTCCAAGTAAGAGGAGGCTGATCTTTCGTATTTGTAGAAGGTGTAAAGATAGGATCAATAATTTTAAATTGGACGTCTTGTTGTGTAACTGAAAGACCCATTGAAGTATATACACCTTCTGCAGATGTAATAATGGCATCTTTATTATCAAGATTATTTACATTTGTGAGCATGAAAGATCTTTCACCTGCTCTAAATGTATTTTCTGGAAGATAGAAAATAAGAAGAATTTCACCATAACGATTAGCTGTTAAAGTTCCTCCTAATGCTCCTGATGGTGTAAATTTATCAGCCGGGTCACCTTTAAATCCTGCAGCAAATTTATCTTCATCAACAGTTCCATTTTCTTTAACAAAATCTTGACTAATTTGTGCCATGCAACAGTATTGACTTACTAATTTTTTATCAAAGAAAGGATATAGTATTGATCCTGGTCTTAAGAATCTTCCTATAATACCAATCTTTCTTCCTTTCATATAAGGAAGCATTGAAACATCCCTTACCACATTACCCATATCTTGATAAGTAGTTTGTGATGTTACTTTAATATCAGTAATAGTTTGTTTAACATCCATGGCCCAGTAATTGGTTTGACCACTCTCACCTGTTTGTTTAGGTGCACTATAGGTGGTATCAATATCCTTGAAAGCACCATTAGCAGCAGCATCCTGCCAATTTTTAGCTTGGTCAATTGTAATCGTTTGAGGTGCTTGTTGAGTGGTTACATTGGTACCATCATAGTTTGGATAACAGTGTAAGGCACCCTTGTAATTGTAAAATGTTTCTGCACAATTTCTATACATAGTCGCATAGGGGTTGCCGCCAAGTTTGATGCTGTTGTAGTTCAACATCATTAGACGACCACGCCATCCAACAGCAGTAGTATTAGTTTCATCAACTATTAAATCATTATATACTTCACCGAAATTAGGTCTAGCAATTGATTTAGAAGAACTAATAGCCATGTTAAATTCAGGATCATTAGTTCTTCCAATTGTACCGTCATTAAATGGATCTGCAAAGATACCATTTTTAAATCTTTCCAAACCACTTCCATCAGCTCTAGGAAGAGAAAGAGTCTTTGTATCCAATGCTAAGGCATTCAAGACAGAATAGTATTCAAGGGCTTTAATTCTTTGCTCAAGAGCAAAGATTTCTTTCATTGTATAGCCCTTAGTTGTTTGGATGTTTACTCTAACAGCAAGATCTTGTCTTTTGTAACCCATAATTATTCTGCTTCCGAAAATGTTAAGGATGGATATGGTGTAACATACACATCTGCAATTTTTAATCCCGTATCATTTACAATAGGTGGTTTTGAATTATAAGAAGGTGCACTTGATTTGACACTTAATAGACCATCTTTATTTATTATAAGGGTATCAACTCGTGGCAGATAATATTCAATGTTATAAGTCATGTTAGTATCTGGTTCAATGGCCATTTTAACACTTGGTGAAGAATAATATACTAATGATGTGTTGGCTGGATTGATTGTATAATTTGGAAAAACTGCAGATACAGAACTAACAGCTGTATTTTTCATTACAGGTCTAAAATCAATGTGATTTCTAAGATCATAAAGATTACCAGAGATATCTTTGTAAACTGGAATCTGTGCAGTAACAACAGCTGTTGTATTTGCAGTATTAGCATCATCAATTGAGTAGGAATCTACAGAGAAGAATGTTGCCTTTGTTGAGGTAACATTAGGTGTAAAATGATCTAGTCTTACAAATATTCTTGATGTAGAAGAGATAGCATTTTTAAATTGCGGAAGAATGGAGATGTAACTTAAACCATAGAAATTATCTCTTTGTCCATTATCAAAACTAAACCAATCTTTTCTATCAGGATTGGTATTAGCAAAATTAGCACCAACATATATTGCTTTAATATTATATACATCAGGAATACCAAGAGACCACGGACCACTTGTTGATGCTGGATGACTTGCGCAATTAATAGCTACATAAGCATCTTTTGTAACAACTTTTTCTATAGGTGTTGCTTGATTTCTTACTAAAGGAACTTGTGCTCTTATTTGATATGTTTGACTTGTATCTAAATCAAGAGCAACAGTGATACCCATTTGATTTACTTTAGGAGGTGAACCAGATGTTGAGAATGAAATAACATTACCACCACCATTGAAATCAACGTGTGTGCCTACCTTAAAAAATCTTTGTAGAGTAATAGAACTTGCATCAGCTACACCTGATAGAGGTGGTGTAATTGAAATACTATTAGCAGAATTGATAGCTGTGATTGTATGATAAGAAACTGTAGGAACAGTTGCAACTTTATAGGAAGCTTTAATACCATCACCTACCTTAGGGAAAATACCGGAAGTTGTTGGCGTGGTAATAGGATATGATAATGAACCCCAGTTATTGATAAAGCTACCAGTTGCAGCAGTAACAGCAGCACAAGTAACGTTACTGTGAGTAGCGTTAGAGACACCGCCCTGTGAACCCAAACTTATAGTAGTTGTTGAATAACAGTTGGCTAATGTATCTTGTGCAAATTGTACATGTATATCAGTAGAAAGACTATCATCAAGCCCTGCAGTAGCACCATAATTAAATTCGTCTGTTCCCGATGTAAATGATGCTGTAAAAGATCCTGATCCACGAGTTGCATTTACTGCATCTAATGTTGTTCTATAGATGTAGGAGGTATTGTTAGCACCAGTTGAACTTAATAATCTTTTAGTTCCATCTAGACCAGTATAGAACAATAATGATTTTTGTGTTGTATCACTTTGATATAGTTGATTAAATGATCCAGTAGTTGTTCTTGTTTCTGGAACAATATCACCAAAGATTTTTGTAAATGTACCACTTACTTTACCGATACTTTTTACGTTTGCCTGAAAACTATTTCCTGGTACTAAATTGATATTAGTAACATAAACAAGATATTGAGCTTGTGCGGTTCCTTTAATACCTGAATAATATTTTACAGCACGGATGGTTGCATTACCAACAATTGTTCCTGTTGGATTTACACCACCTGCAAAGTTTTTAGTAAGTGAGTATTGATTGGCGCTATAAAGATCAACTGATTCTATTCCTCCAACATCAACTATACCGGAGAAATCCGCAACCTTCATATAGTTACCGAAATTTACTGTTACTCTTTCATTAAGTGATGAATTAGAATCAATACCTCTTCTTACTTCAATTCTTCTTGGTGATCTAAATTCAACTCTGTAACCATCAACATAAGCAACACCTGGTGAAACAGTATAATACATTGTTTGTGTATTAGAAGTAGGTTCAACATTTACTTGAAATGGTTTTACAACATAATCACCAGATTCTTCTTTGGTTCTTTTTGCCATAACATCCCCAATAATTGAATAAAGAGGATCTTCTTGAATAGTTACAGCAGTACCTGTCCCACCACTGAAATCTACTACAGGTACAAAATCTTTAGGTATAATAACATCTGTATTAGTAGTATCATAAGCAATAAGATCAGGAACTAGTTTAAGTCTGTAAGCACCAGGAGCGTTATAATTAGGACTTCCTAATGAGTTATCATACAAAGATGGATCTTCGTGAGGTGTTACAATATATTCTTTTGTATTGAACCCAACTTTAATACCTACAGCATTAGTACTGTGTTCTTTAATCATGAAATTTTTTGGATTTGATTTAAGGAAGAATCCTTTTTGATAAATTATACCTTGGCCAACGTGAAGACCAAATCCAGTACCTAAAGCATTTACTGTATTATTACTTGGAAGTGTATAGATATCTCCAACATAATAATTAGGATTCAACGCACCTGTTTTGTCTTGCAGAGGTGAATATACATTTATCTTTTCACCTGCTGTACTAAATGTATAAACAGGAGTACCAGTACCAGTCAATGATCCGCCACTTGAAGCGTCTGAACGACCTGTATTAATATAAATTACATAGGCTCTATTAGTATCATTACTACCACGATTTACAGCAGCTTCTGCACCACTAAATGCCTCAAAAATTGCAGCTCTTAAAAGTGTATTATTTGAAACCAGAAGATAAGAATCTGACATATGTGACTGGACATTGGCAACATCAGTTACTTCTCTAGTTAACAATTTAAAATCTAAAGTTGCAGTGTTACTATCTTTAAATTTAACTTGTGGCAATGCGGGATATTGAGTAAAATTGCAACCTTCAACCACAGAACCATCTTTGTAAATACTAGAACCAAATCTTGAGATTTGTTTCTGCATCATTGTTTGAAGCTGAGTTAATTCTCTCGCTTGCACGGCAGTTGATGGGCGGAACAAAACGCGATAATACATTTTGTCTTCATCATAATCATCATAAAAAGGTGCAACATTAAAATTCGTTTGTAACTCAGCCATTTCTATTCCTTAGAATTTAAAATATATTTTAACATCTTCAGATTTAATACCTGTTCTACTGATAGGTTCAATATTTTTATAATATAAAACCTCAGATGAATAAGGAACAAGATCTTTATTATTTATTGTTGAAATAACAACTGTTTTTCCTGACGATAATGAAGTAATTGTTTCATAAGGATTGAAAGTGCCCACTTCATTAAGGACATATATGCTTGAAGTATTCATGAAAGCAACAGTAGCTTTAGCTTTACTATTAAATCCCTGTATTTCTTCACCAACAGAAAGAAGAGACGGTGCAGTTAAGACACCAAAATTTAACATTTGATTAAATGTTCTTCCCTGAAAGTTAGCAAGATTAGCAGCGGCTGTTGGATTCTGAATAAGTGAAACTTGTCTATATTTACCCCAAGGTGGTAAATTATCAAATGAAGAAGTTGAAACTGAAAGACCAACAGTATCACCACCTAGTTCAGAAGTGGGATTAGATCCGTGTCCTTCCTCGGGAGAAATTATAGCATAAGCTGTTGCATTAGATCCAAAATATGTATTACATTCAATTGAAATATTTGCGTAAGTATAATTTCTACCTCTAGCTATTACACGAATAGAAGAAATATTACCATTAGCATTTACTTCTGAAATAGCCTTAGCACCTGAACCATCACCTGTAATATAAACTTGTGGACCAATTTTAAATTTAGAAGTGCTGCTTAATCCTGTTATGGATTTATCTGTAAACACATATTTTCCAGAACTATTAACAATATAATCCTTGATAAGTGTTAATGCACCTGACCCTGAACCAGCTGAAATATAAAAATAAGAATTAGTATAAGCCCCACTAATTGAGATAACACCTGAATTTGATACTTTAAATTTTTTATCACTTATTATACTATCAAATGTACCGTTTCCAGAAATATAGTTGTTACCTGAATTGCTAGGTAGAATGACATGAAGTGCACCGGGCTCTGCCGTTGCAACAACTGTTGGATTGGGAATTATAGGAAAATATACATCAGTGGAAAATTTCTTTACATTTTTATTATTAATGGCAAACATAAATTTCCATTTGTATCCATCGGAGGTATTGAAATCCCCTTTTGACACAGTCAAATTTGGCTCTACAGTTGATGGAGCACCATAATTATTAAACAAACATTTATAAACACGATTTAAACTATTAATAACATAAAAGTTTTTACTATAAAGATTAGGATCATTATGAGTATAATAATCATAAACGGTTCCTGAAGTCCAATTAATTTTCTTTCCAACACACACAATATCATCTGGTGTTACTTTTTTACCAAAAATCATTTCTTTATTAACATCAATAAATGATGTCTGTACAGAAGTGTTTGGTAATGGAGGAATTGAATCATCATCCCATTCAAAATATTTGCCAAAAGCAATATAAAAATTAGAAGCAGTATTGCCGACACTTTCTTTAAATGCCTCGACAAATTTATTTTTAATGTTTTGTGTAAAGGTGCCTGCCATAATATCAGCCGTATTAAGTGGTTGTTACTGAATCATAAACTAATTCTGTATTTAAATTTTTACTATCTAAAATTGTCGGATGACCAAATACTTTATTACCTACTGGGTGGTAAACTTGTTTAAGAACATCAATATATTTATCCAAGGATTTTTCAACCTGAATTTCATATGAAAATTCTTGGTAATAATCACTATCTTGAATATATTTGTCGGCGTTTAAGAAACCACTAGTATCAGTCCATTCACCTTCCGATTTACCTATAGCACCAGATATAATAGTCAACTCTGCAGAACATTCAGAATTAGCAGTATTATAAAATTCTAATGTCTCATCATCATTAAATCCAAAGCCTGATGATATTAATTCTACAGTTTCTATTACACCGTTACCAGTTGTAGGTACACCGTGTATAATACTATCATTGCCCCAGAATTTGCCCTTAGGATCTTTTATTCCATATCCCTTAACTTTGTAATCTATAACTTCAACTGTAACATCACCATCATAACGATGATCACCTGAGCTTATAGACCCTAGAGAAGCAATAGTACCTACTTGAACAATACTATCAGTTAATGCGTTACCGATTACGGATCCAACTGAAGCCATTTTTAAATTTGATCCATACGAGGCAGCACTAATTAATGTATTCATTTCTGGATCAAGTAAATTTGTATTATATGTAAAATTGACCGTATTAGAAATAGATTTAACTTTGAATACTGCTCCGGAACCCTTTGTATTAGCACCTTGTGTAATCAATATAGTAGAATTGGTTGAATAACCATACCCACCGTCTCTCAATATAAATCTTAAATAACCTCTTAACTTATCACTATCAGTTAAAGTGCTTACATCATATATTAGACCTTCACCAGATGTACTAGTGGTTTGCAAAGGATCACCTGGTGTATTATTTTCAGATGATGTAAATACAGTTGCACCTATTGCAGATCCTTTTACTTTAGAAGCTTCTAAAATATTAATTCCATCAGTAAGAAGATATTCACCTTTAACAAATAATGAACCAGAAGGACCTGGAACTAAATCTTTTACATAAAGAACATGGGCTACTTGAAGACCTGTATAAATTTGTACTGAGGAAGAGACAAAGGCAACTGCACCTGACGTAGTACCCTTTATATATTTTTTATGATAAAGGTGATTGATATCTGTTTCTTCAATTTCAATATATTGATTAGATTGCCATGTACCATCAGAGGTTCTTAACATATCCTCTTGAGGAACAAATAAAAGTATTTCTAGATCGTATAATAATCTAAAAAGTAATTTGAGACCTTCGACAGATCCTTTTGATCTATAAACATCTAATATATGTTTTTCTAAAAGGGCTTTATCTGATAATACTTTTCTTGGTATACCAAACATAAACTTTGAAAGGTAGTTATCAATATATTCCGTTGATACTTCATCAACATCCGAATATTCAAGTAATCTTCTTGATTTGAATATAGGACCACCTTCATCCATCCATTCATAATAAGCTTTGACAAAAGTGACAAAATCATCACCCTCTTCCCTATAAAATTCAGGAAATTGTCTGCTAACCAATGATGATATTTTTTTAAGTTCAGCTTCCATTATTGTCTTACAACGTTAATTGAAATGAGTAGTTTGGAAAAATCAATTTTAAGATATTTACTTTCTTGAACAACAATATCATCATTTAAAGTAATAGCATAAAAATCAATATAGTTAATATAATCTTGTACGGTAATATCTAAAACTACAGCACCTGTATCATAATTAACAGTTCCTATATTTTCATTTAAAATGATTTGTTTAGAATCAGGTGTGAGGTAATATAGTCTTAAAAGACCTTCACCATTATCTGAAATGCGGGCATTGTAAGATACATTATCTTTAAGGTAAGTAAAGAAATCAGATCTTACTGTTTCTTCTTCACCTTCTATATAAGGTTTTTTAAATGGTCTATATAGAGGATTTGAGAAGGAAAAAGATAATCTTTGTGAAATTCCTTTTGGAGGTGCGGTTCTGTATATTGCTCTTAAGTATGTTTGATTACTAATGATTGCTGGATCTGCTTCATCAATCATTGATGATAATCTTGATTTTCTTAAATCGTTACCAAAATCTGTAAGATAAAGATCGCTATATTCTTGAATTTTTGAAATAACTTCTGTTTTTAATTGTTGTAAACTTTTTGAAGTGAGAGTAGGATCATATCTAACATCTGATACTACTTCAACATAGAGATATTCAGGATCTATAATAACAGGTTCTGTGGTAATACTTTTTGTTTTTAAATAAGTAATAATATTTGTTTTTAACTCTGAAGCTACAATTGGATTGCTTCCGTAAGGAATCATACTAATAATAACCTTACCATATTGTGGAGGATCTGCAAGTTCACCCCCATAAACATTTACTGTTTTGATTTGTGGATAACTTTCAATAATTATATTTTTATAATCATCTTTGGTCACAGCACGATTTTGAGATGCAAAGTGTCGAGGAGCGTTATACTTAATTGATTCAATAGTTTCTCTTTCAGATCCATCAGCAGCAGGTGTATTTGTTGAAACTGCTACCGAATATAATCCATTTTCTACTTTTGTAGTAGGTGTAAAAGTATAAGCCTTGTTACCTAATTCACCGTTGGTTGATCTATATTTGATATTTACAATGTTTCCATTTGTTAATTTTTTGCCCAATATTCCATCACCGAATATGATTTCATATTGATTTGCACCATATCCTTGAATAAAATAAATTTCAGAATTAGAATCTAAACCGTACAGATTTTCAGCGTAAGTGTAAACAGAATTTGAGGAATCTGTGGTCGATTTAACAACAGTTACCTTTATACTATTGGTGTCAACATTCTCTGAATTAATAATGTATCTTACACCATCAGCCACATTAAAAAACTCATTTACGATTTTGCCTTCATAAATGTAAACAGGATCACTTGTATATGAAACACCATTATATGTTAAAACAAGTGTTTCATCAGTAGTAAAATCTAAATTGGTATTATCAACAACTGCCCTTGTTGTATAATTTTCAGGTATGGTAACTGTTGGAGGAGTATCTTGTCCTGTATTAACAGTAAAAGAAACAAGAGCTCTGGCAGATGTTCTAGATCTCGGTAAGTAATTTAATTCTTTAGCATGTGAAACAACTGAATTTTTAATTTGAGCTGAATCTAAAAACATTTCACTTCCTATCATATTAAGATAGTAAGCATTCATATAGGAATTATATGAAAGAAGATCAATCAAAGCATTAAGATTTGATCCTTCAAAATCATAGTCTTTAAATTCAGTTTTACTCTTCAAAAAAGTTTTTAGGTTTTGTTTAATACCATCAAAACTTAATTCGGATACACTTAAGAATCCTGTGTTTGCCATTATCTTACTCTTCTAAGAATTAAATCTAAAGTTATCGGAACAGTATTATTTGTTAAATAAAATACTATTGTGGCATAATAAGCATTTTCATCGGGAAGAGCTTTAACATTTACAGAATAAAGACTAGCTCTTGGTTCATAATTTCTAATAGTTTCTGATATTTTTTCTTTTATGATATATTCAGTATCTCTACTAATATTTTCAAATAATGTGTTTCTAATACCCGCACCCAAATTAGGATTAAAAAATCTTTCGCCTGGGTTTGTTAAAAGAAGATTGCGAATGGATCTTTTTACTGACTGCTCATTAGTAAGCAGCACCAGATCTCCCTTGATCGGATGTACATCAAAATTAGTAGGTATATCTGAATAAAATACAGTTGTTGTCATTTAAATATTTATAATGATGTCTGACATGCGCGTAGATACTGTGGATTGTATTTTTGAATGTCGTTTGCTGTTGATGCAGCTAGTTGCCAGCCTTGCATTATAGGTTTTGATCCAAGAGGAGAGAAATTTTCGCCCATCATAGTAGCATTCATTCCTAACATAAAGGGGATAGCATTATCAGATCTTCTCATTTCTATTGTTGAAGTAACAGGAACATTTAAATTACTACAAAGATTAGTAGCCATTTGAGATACTTGTTGACCGTAATAAGTAGAAGATGGAGGCATTTCTGGTGAACCCGTAATCATTCTTGATACCATGGATGTAATAGGGATTGAACCACCCATCGAAGCAAAGTTTTGCATACCAAAACTTACCACCCCAGTACCACCTTGATTTGTACCAAATGCACCAACTCTTCTACAAAATACTTGATCAATGGCAGGCAGAGAAACAGGAGCTTCACCAAAGAAACTTTTACCAGCATATGAAGGTGGGGTAAGCATTGGGTTATTTGCTCTGGTTGATGTAGCTATTCTATTGCCCGTAATAACTTCTGACATCATACCGCCAATAGCAAGTCCTCCTCCCTTACCTAATAATGATGCCATGGCAATACCACCAAGAGAACCAAGTGATGCTAATGATCCACCAAGTGGTGTTTGATTAAGAAGACTTGCAATTGCTGAGGCTCCGGCAAGTGTTGCCAATCCTTGAGTTGCAACTGCAGGATTAGTTACAGATGCAAGTTGTACTGCACTTAATGTTCCTGCAGCTAATCCTGCATAAGTGTTAACAGCATTTGTAATAGATGATTGTGAAAGATCGGAAGAAGCTCTTAGATAATTAGTACCAGGATTTTGATTATTATTAAAAGCTGTTCCTATGATAGATGAACCAATTACACCCAATGATATACCGAGAGCTGCTGCAGATAAAGTATCACCTGAACTACTTCTTGAAGGATCATCATATTGGCGCATTGATTCATATTGATTAGAATATCTTTGATCAACAGAATATACAGCTTGACTCAAATAACCAATATTAGAAATAGAATGAATTTGTACTACACCTAAAATATTACGGATGTATCTTTGATTTGCTAATTCAGGAATGTTTACAGTATTTGCAATATATGTTAGCTGTTCTATATTAGAAACAGAGGCTAATATATAAAAAAATTTTTCTAAGGCATCATAAGGAATGACACCATAAGATGACAATTCTTTTGATTTGGATTCTATAGCTTCAATTTCTTTTTCAGTAAGTTTATAATTCTTATCAGTTCTTACATAGTCCGCTGGTGCTGGTCCATATGATTTTAAAATAGAAGCCGGACCTGCCATAGCAGCACCTATAGCAACAGCGTTATTAAATTGTTCATTAGAAGGTTTTAATTCTTGACTACCATAAAACCCTGGTTGTTGAATTACACCTCTTTGAATTAAAGCAGTAATATCTGGGGAAATATTGTAATTAGGCAACTCTACCCTCCAATGCTGCTACTGCATATGATAATTTAATTCCTGCAATTGCTGATTGACAATGTGGATCAGCACATGTTAATACACTACCTCCACCTTGTTGACCAGGTTGAGCAGATTCAACATGACAATGAATACCACCTTGATCATTTTTTTCAAGAAGTATTTTACTATAAGGAAGAAAATCTCTCACGTAAGCTGCCATCTCAGCCGTAAATCCATAATCAGGTTTATTGGAACATCTAATATCTACCGCACCACCTTTGATATGATTAGATGAGTTATCTCTATACCAAGAGGAGATATACATACGACCCCCAAATTTTTCGTATAAAGGATCTAATATGTTCCAAGCAACATTCATTGCTTCTTTGAGTATTTGTTGATGTTGTGCGGCTGGAGCACTTCTGATGTTTATAATTTGTCCTACAGTGATATGCTTTGATATCTTCTGTGATGAATTGTATATTGAGGTAGGAATAGGTAAAGGATTTTTCTCTGCTGTTCCATTATTACTTGATACACCAGCTGGTCTATCATATATGCCTGTTGCAATAGCTTCAGCTGTAATGCCTGAATCTTTAGCCTGATAAGTGACACCAGATCCTTTGTTGCCTGCAGCATAAGCTTCTGCCTGAGGATTTGGTCTACCGCCTTCATTTTTATAAAGAGAAAATTCTTCAGCTGACATACCCGCAGCATTCTTTGGAAAATCAGGAGCCAATCTTACTGAAGTAATTGAATCTATAATAGTGTTAGTTGTAGGATACTGTGCAAGTTGTGCTGCATTTATATTAGCATCATCAACAGAAGGTGATCCACCTGTTTGAATATCCGTAGTTGATCCTTTGATATTAACTTTTGCAGATGCTAATAAATCTATAGTTGATGAAGAATGAATAGAAGCAGCACTTGTTGATGAAATTTTTGTTGTGCCGTTTGCTCTTACAGATAAGTCAGCTTCTGTAGCAATTCCTATATCATCCTTTGCGTCAATTTCAATTTTTTCTTTAGCATAGATACCTACATTTTTCTGTGCGTTCACTTCTACGGTCTTATCAGATCTAACAGTAATTTCTTTTCCTGCATCTACTTCAAGTGATTGAGGTGTTTGTATTCTCATTTTACCAGCAGATGTAATTCTATAATCACCTGCAATCATTGTACTAGAATCTTTAGCTACTTCAATTATCTTACTGCCGTTTTGAATTACTTCTTCAATTGATCCATCGTGAACTGTAGTAACCATATCACCACCAACTGATATGTTCAAACTACCTCCGACATTGATATCTAAATCCCCAACCGTTTCAATTGTAATTTTACCATCACCTTTCAATATCATATGACCTTTTGCAAACATAGTCATATCACCTTTTGGTGCAACTATGCCAACACCCTTTGATCCGGAAGATATCATATGAATAGAACCATCAGCGTCAATCATAATAGTTGCACCTGAATGATGTTGCAATGTAATAGTATCAGAACCAAATGTGTTATCAATTACAACTTTGTTTCCTGTAGCAGAAACAAATCCTTGAACATCAGTTGAATCACCAATGCCTCCCATAACACCTGCACCAGGTCCTGTATGAGTTATGGTATTATCAGAAGCAGAACCGGGTTTATCTTTTACTGATACTTCATAATAAGGTGCTGGATTACCAGATCCAATTATTTGTGGTCCTTCATTTCTCCCTACGCCATCACTTTCAATATTGGTGACGGCTTTTACTAATTCAGGATCTGATGCAAATTTATCAATTGACATTGTTATCCACAATAATTGTTATACAAAGTGTTTAAATTATGTTCTAATTTATTATGATCTGCAGTAATTGTTGCATTATCAGTAAACATAGATAGATCTTTCATAATTTTATATAGTGTAATTTTTTGCTGCTCAGTAAGATAATAATTAGAGTGTAAAACGTTTAATTTGCTATTGACGAATTTATTCAACCCACCAATAATACATACAGTTGCATTCTTTTCACTAGCTTGTGATCCCTGATAAACCGATCCATCTACATCAATTATAAATGTAAAGTTACTATAGTCATTTAAATTTACATTCTCACCTCTTGTAGTATTAGAAAAGGTGAAATTTAAATTTGTACTGTAGGATACTGCAGTTGGGGCAACTCTATTCATACAAAATTACCTGTATAAGAAAATGATGAGAGGGCAGCTCTTGCCTTTACAAGTTTTTTCTGGTAGAAAGGTGATTCTCTATCAACTGCCCATACTTTATTACTTATTTGTTTATAAGAGTCATCTCTTTCATAACAAATAATAGCTGCAGTAGCATCCTGAATAGTAGTTGCTACTAACAATTTTTTATATGCTTCTCTTTCAGAAACATGAAATTCATGCCATACATAATCTAATTGTTGTTCTAGAGGTGGCAAATTAGGAGGTTTCACAAGACCTGATATACCACAAAATTTAAGCATTGGAGTTGCTCTGTCATATTTGCCGGTTCTCCATTGTGCTATACCAATTGAAATTTCACCTTCATCATTTGGATTATATGCTTGTGGATTTATATTATCTGATGCGGATTCAATTTGAAAATTACCTACTATGGCTGCACACATGAGTTTGATGTCACCCGAAGCTGAACCTTCTTTAGATATTTTTTCCCAGAAATAATTATAAACTTTTTGAGCATTACTTCCACCTGTTAATTGTGTTGTGGGTGTAGTATTGGTGTCAGTAGGAATATTATTTCCTGGACTACTCACTTCTCTAGAATCATTTCGGGTGCCGCTGCCAGCTGGTGAATTATTAATCGAACCAGGTCCACCATTTATTACACCCATAACAATAGGTTGTTGACTATCTTCTCCGTCAACAAACATCCCAAATACCCAAGTGCCAACCTTTAAGCCATGGCTCACATTACCACTTGATGTTTGTCCACCCGTTGTAGGATATAAAACCATCGCCCAAGGTAATATATCATTAGGTACTCTCAAAGTATCTTCTATGTGATGAATACCAAATATTCTTACACGCACACGAGATCTATCATCGGCAATGTCTTGAACAACACCAATGAACCATCTAAATCTATCTCCGTAAAAATCGTCGTTTAATATCATGCGTGACCGTATTTTACTACTGGTGAAGAGATTGAAGAATTATATTCAGACTCTTCTAATAACTGATTAAGATAACCATCTTTGTAAATTCTAATTGATGTAGCAGCTTTATCCCCTGCTGAGAATACTGTTTTAATTTCAGAAATAATAAACATACCTGAAATATAAATGTCGGTTAAAACATTATTAAACCCATGCATTTCAGGAATGTCACAGTATATTATATCTCCTGCTTTTAAATTTATATTTGCTGGTACTGTAGCTGATAAATCAATTTGATTTAAAGCGTGATTATATTTTACAGTATTACCAAATTTCAATCTATAGCCAGGTTGTGTCTTTCCAATATCATCATTAAAATTATCATAATTATTTACAATATATCTGATTCTATTTGTATATTCAGATTTTGCATTTTCATTTTTAACATAATCAATATATTTTTGAGTATTCAAAGGATATTTTTCAAGTGTGAAAGGTTTGTCTTTTGTTCCTGTATGTTCAGTAACTTTACTATTGTAGGCTTTTTGTAACATACTAATTTCAAATAGTTCGTTCTGATAATATCCACTAGCAATTTTTTCAATAGATGAAAATCTTTTATTATTAATTAAATTAGTAATAATTCTTAAATCTTGATCCGGATCACCAGTAGGTGAAGCATTATTTAATTCAATATCTGAAATATAGACATATTTTTTCTGTCTTAAAGATTCTCTTTTCTTTAATGCTTCTTCAATTAATTTTTGAATAGTTATAAAATTAAACTTTTCAGTATCTTCGTAAAAAAGATAAGTAAAATGATTATCAGGATCAGCTGATACAGCATGTTTGGCTAACCATTTAATACCCTGAAATGGTCTCAAATTTGGAACTATAAGTGTTCTAACTTTACTTGATGTTTCTTTAACAAATGGTTTGCCAATATTATATAATGCTTTTGTATCTTCTGCAAGATATTCATCGAATAATTTTTCAGCAGCGTCCTCTACTTTTTCATTATAACCATGTGAAACATATTTTCTAACATTTTGAAGATAGTACGGACTGATTAATTCAACAACATACATTAAAGATCTTGCTTTGTCACCTAATACGATATTTCTTACACCTTTAATAATAAATTTATATTCTTTTACTGTCTTAGCAGGACCTATAGCTGATGCAAGATTTGTGTTATATTCATAAGATATTGTAATTAATTCTTCACCAGTAAAAGGATAATTGACAAATAATCCTATCTGGTCATTTATAAGCATCTCTGCTTTAATTGATGATTCAAAAATAGATTGGTATACTGACACTTCCACAAATTGAGGAAGCAAACTCATTTTATCTGTTTTATTAAATTTTTCAATTGTTATAGCAACAATTTTAATATCAAGTGGATTAAAATTAGCCATTAAATAGATCTTTAATTTGCTGTTTAAAATCACTTATATAATTTGGTCTTAACAATTTTATATCTCTCTTCAATTCATTTAATTCATATTCATATTCCCAGATTGATACAGGTTCCCATCCTGGAGGATTACCAAGTTTAGAATATGTTAATGGAGTCATTTTATAATTGTAAGAATTTATTGTTGCTTGATCGTCTGAATTTAAACCTTTATAGTAATAGTAAGCAATAGTATCAGATGATAATGTAGAATTTAATCTTGAGGCAGTAGTATTATATTTTGTTTCCATATAATCTTTAAATGAATTGTCATCCATCAACCAATCTTTATAAGGATCAACTATTTTATTCGTAAGATAAATGACCCAATCAAGAGTTGGATCATTATATTCTTGATAGGCGATAGCATCTGCACGCTCATTACCTTTTATTGTATAAGAATAAAATTTATTATAATCATTTAAATATTGTGTTACGATTTCAGGTTCAACTAATATGTTGATACCTTGATTGCTATTATATTGGAGTCTAGGATAATAATCGAATATTGACATTTTTACGTATTATCTCTCTTGTAGTGAGAACCTGCGGTTGCCGTTGTTCCGTCAAAATTATCTCTTGTTTGAATATTGATTTCTTGGAATGACATAGCAATCTCAACTGATATAGGTTGTCCGTCTTTATAAAAAGCAGGAGTACCAGTACCAGCACCATTAATATCCAATCTAGTAATAAATGAATCGTTTACATTTGGCATTATTGAATAAGGAAGACCTATAAAATCAACTGTTGCAAGATAAGGATACTCCAATGCATATCCGCCAGGGATAATTTTTGGATGCATATATGTTTTTACATGGTCAATAATTCTGTTTAACGATCTTGCTTCATCAGAAGATTTAGGAGCCAGCTTCCACACAAACTGATAAGACTTAGGTCTTACACCTTCGAATATAGTTGTAAGATGTGGGTTGCGAACCTGACCACTTACGGATTGTGCATACTTACCTATAATAGTATCAGATATACCAGGAGCAATTGCTGCAGCTTGTAATGATATGTCTAAAATTTTACTTACTGACATATTGCCTGCTTTTGTTTGATTTTCATATTCTTGCAATTGTGTTTTACCCGCCGATAGTAAGTCAGTTGGTGAATTGCCAAATAATTCAAAAGCAGGATTACTCACGTCCATGTTAAATGAATCATGTAACCCTAAAGGTAAAGGTAAACGTATTGAAGAAGCCAGGGTTACAGTAGGTTGTGTTCCCGGTTTTCTTTCATATTTTCTTAAAGCCAGTCTAGTATAGAACTGGGGTTCTTGTAAAGGAAAAGCAAATATTTCAGCCATTTTACTCCCTATAAATATTCTTATTATTTATCGGTATTTTTGAAATGGCATATAAAGGTAAATTTAAACCTAAGTTCCCTGAAAAATATAGAGGGGATCCTACCAACATTATCTATAGAAGTCTTTGGGAGATGAGGTTCATGAGATATTTGGACCACCACCCAAGTGTTATGCAATGGGCTTCAGAAGAAGTTATTATTCCTTATATAAGTCCTATTGATAAAAGAGTTCATAGATACTTTCCTGATTTTTGGGTAAAGATGAAGGCTGCAAATGGTGAAATAAATACTTTATTAATAGAAATTAAACCTTCTAAGCAAACTAAAATACCGATAAGACCTGAAAAATTAACTCGCAAATTTATTAACGAAGCCCGTACATATAGTGTCAATATAGCTAAGTGGAAAGCTGCACAAGAATTTTGCGATGATAGAAAATGGCAATTTAAAGTACTTACAGAAAAAGAATTAGGATTAGATAAAATTTAATGGGAATTTTTACTAACGTTCTTAAAGATGGTAGAACTTCTAGTTCATCTACTGGCATTTTAAGACCAGGGACAGTTGATGCTCGTGATTGGTTTAGAGATAAAGCCAGAGAAGTAAGATCAGTACAAGTGGATTCTATAATAAGAAAAAATCCTACTTACACAAGAACTACTATTAGACCTGGATTCATGTATCTTTTTAATTATGATCCAAAGATGAAAGATGAACTTCCTTACTATGATAGATTTCCTTTAGTGTTTCCTTTTGAGGCAACACCTGATGGGTTCTTGGGAATGAATATGCATTACATTCCTCATATCTACAGAGCAAGATTGATGGATAATCTTTATGATCTAACCAATAATGAAAGATATGATGAAACAACCAAGCTCAGAGCATCGTATTCTATGCTTAATTCAGCCGCCCGCTATAAATACTTTAAACCTTGTATTAAAAGATATCTATACTCTCATGTGAGAAGCAGATTTCTTTTGATACCAGCAAATGAATGGGATATAGCTTTATTTTTACCACTTGAAAGATTTGCTAAATCAACAAAAAGTAAAGTATATAAAGATTCAAGGAATTATATAAATGGCCTTTAATATTAGAGACATGATGGGGGCAATGAATGCCTCCGGAGGTCTAACTAAAACTTCTAAATTTTTTGTTGAGGTTTATCCTCCAAGAAGTTTAGCTGTTAATCCTAATCTTTTCTTTTTGTGCGAGGCTGCAACATTACCAGGGGTATCATGGCAAACTGATGAAATAAGAATGTCTGGATATGGTAATCTAGAAAAACGTCCGTATACACCAATTTTTCAAGATGTCAATTTAACTTTTTATAATGATTCAAATAGTAAAGTGATGACATTCTTTCACAGATGGATGCAGACAATATTTAACTTTAATGCTTCTATCAATCCCAATTCAACAACTGCCGCAGGTCAACCCATTAATACCCTTAACTATCCTAATGAATATAGAGGTATTGTTGAAATAATTCATTATGATGATGCAGGCGAACAGGTAGTTAAATATACAATGCAAGATGCATATCCAATTGCAATTGGTGATATTAATGTTGACTGGAATCAATCAGATCAGCTTGTAAGAATACCTGTAACATTTGCATATACTTATTGGTCTTCAGAAACACTTGATCCAGGGTTAGCCTCTTATAAATCACAAGCTATTTTCAATGCTACTCAATCTACTGCCTCAAGAGTAGATATGGAAAACAAAATTATTTGGGAACTTCTCAACTTTACATCACCAGCCATAGTACAAAATAAAGTAAACATTCTAGCTGGTGTTTTATCATTTTTATAATATAAGGACTATTTGAAATGGCACTACCTAAAATTAAACACCCAACATATAATGTTACTATACCTTCCAATAAACAGAAGGTTAACATTAGACCCTTTACTGTTCAAGAAGAAAAACTTCTTCTTATGGCAAGACAGTCAGAAAATGCTGAAGATTCCATCAATACAATTAAACAAATAATTACCAATTGTGTAATTGAAAGTATTGATGTTGATAAATTAGCTACATTTGATATAGAATATTTGTTTGTCAAATTGAGAGCTAAATCAGTAGGTGAAATTGTTGAATTGGAATATAAAGATACTGAAACAAATGAATCAATAAAATTCAAAGTAAATCTTGATGATGTGGAAATTAAATACAATCCAAACCACACAAATAAATTCATTATAAGTGGTGAGGTTGGAGTATCTATGAGATATCCATCAATAAGCGAATTAAAACAAATAGAAAATGATATGATTGCAGATAAAACTATTACTGGAATCCTTAGTAAATGTATAGATAAAATTTTTGATAATGATAATGTCTATACAGATTACACAGATTCAGAATTAGAAGAATTTATCAACAGTTTACCTGTTGAAGCTATGACGAAAATTAGAGAATTTTTTGAAACAATGCCTTCACTTGAATATACAACAAAGGTTAAAAATAAAGCTGGTAAAGAAATAGATGTTGAATTGCGAGGAATCAACAATTTTTTTACGTATTGACCGGATATTCTAATATCTCGGTCTATTACAATACGTTGTTTTCTTTAGTACATCACCATAAATATTCATTGACAGAGGTTTATGATATGTATCCTTACGAAAGAGATCTATTTTTAGAATTGCTAATGATGCATATTAAGGACGTACAAGAAAGAAAGACACGTAATGGCTAAAAAAGAAACAGGCGAAGATATTCTCCGAGCTATTATGGAAAAAGGTGGTAAGGGTGGTGGTAGAGCTCAGCAAGCAGCTGCAGAGGCTCTTAATGATGCTGCTGAAAGTATTAAAGAAAATACCAGACAACAGGCAAAAATTGGTGAAACCTTAGGTAACGTTTTTAATAATTTTAAAAATTCATTTTCCAGTGCTGGTGGTGGAGGCAGAGGTACGGGTGACGGAACAGGAGGCCTTGGTGGCCTTGGGGGCGGCGGAAGAAGAAATAATGTTCCAAATATATTATTAGATATCCTAAATGTAAATAGAAGTATCTTAAAATTTACTCATTCTAATAATGATGTTCTTTATGATATTCTTGACGCTATTCGTGGCAATGAAAGAAGTAAAATTGAAGAACGTAGAGAAAGATCCACAAGAACTCAACCTACTGAAGGTACAGGTGCAGGAATAGGCAAAACTTTAACTGGTGCTGGTAATCTCTTTGGTGGTATGGGTAATTTATTGAGTGGATTGGGTGGCGGACTAGGTAAACTACTTGGTGGTGCAGGCATTGCAGCTTTTCTTTTATCAGAAGCTGATGCAGAAAAAATCAAAAAAAATATTGAAACCCTCTTATCAATTGGTGAGGGATATGAAAGCAAGCTTGATTTCCTAAAAGAAGGTGGAACTCTTGCTTTAATGTTATATGGAATAGGAACCGGTCTTTCTACATTTGCTATTGGACAATTTGCAAATGTTATTACTCAATGGACTACTGGATTTTTAGGTAAAGAAAATTGGGCTGAAACAGTAAAAGATAATGTTGCTGATCTTTTAGAAATAGCTAATTTACCAAATAGTAATGTAGGTAATGTTGCTTGGCTTACAACGGCTTTGGTTGGTATAGGAACAGGGTTAGCTGTTTTTGGAATTGGTAAAGGCGTTGAGGGTGGGATTGAAGGTATAGTAAAGGGAATAGATTTCTTTACAAAAGATCAACCATTTGCCCAGAGGTTAAAAGATGAACTTGGAACTTTACTTTCAATAGCAGATTTACCACACCAAAATGACGCAGGATGGTTAGCAGGTGCTTTGACTAAAATAGGACTTGGTTTAAGTGTGTTTGCATTAGGCAAAGGTTTAGAAGGTATTGCATATGCAGGTCAAGAAATAGTTGATTTCTTCACAGGACAACAACCCTTTGCACAAAGAATATATGATGAAGTAAAAACTCTATTATCAATTGCGGATATTCCTCATGCATCAGATGATGTAACATGGTTTGCTAATATGGCAGCAGGCATCACAGCCGGTTTGGGAGTATTTGCATTAGGAAAAGGGTTAGAAGGTGGCGTTAATGCTATAACTAGAATTGTTGATTTCTTCGCAGGTCAACAACCTTTTGCTGATAGAATTTATAATGAAGTAAAAACTTTATTATCAATTGCTGATATTCCTCACGCTTCTGAAAATGTAAATTGGTTTGCAGATGCAATGGCTGGTATAACTGCAGGACTTGGAGTGTTTGCATTAGGTAAGGGTTTAGAAGGCGGGGTCAATGCAGTAACCAAGATTATTGACTTTTTTACTGGAGATAAACCTTTTGCTCAGAGAATATATGATGAGGTTTCAAAATTATTATCAATTACTAAAATTGACGCAGATGGCAAATCTTTCTTCTTAACGATGTCTGATATAGCTGCTGGTCTTGCAGCCTTTACTGTATCAGACTTTGCAAGTTCATTAGTTAATGTCGGAACTAGTATTTTAAATTTTATATCCGGAAAAAGTAGCCCGTTTGATAAGATTAAAGAATTAGCTAATGATGCTGATAAGTTAGAAAAAGGTGCCAATGCTTTAGAGAAAATTGCAAATGCATTGTCAACATTTTCTAATATTAAAACCGGTAATTTAGGTGATATTGATTTTGAAGGTATGGCAAAAAATCTAGGTCAAGCCATACCATTATTAAATGCTCTCGCAAATGGTGGAACTTTATCTGCAGGTGGTTTATTCAGTTGGCTTAAATCAGATTTAGATTTTGGAAAAGGTATTCTTGATCCAAATCTAAAACTTGATCAGATGGCATCTGCAATTAGTAAGATTAACTACGTATTAGGTAGAACAACTGATATAACACCTGTTCAAGGCAATGCTCAAAACGTAAATGCAGCAACTAGACAAAACGCTGTTGATGGTGAAAGTCAAGGTAATAACATCATAGTTGTACCACCAGCAAATGGAACTTCAAACGCTTCACGTGAACCACCTATGGTTCCTAGAAGTTCAGGGGCAGTTCAGACCGCCCCTGTTCCATCTTTATTTGATCGTCATATGTACGATAGTGCTTACTTTGGTGCTGGACACCCTTAATCAGAAGCTAACTTCTTAAAGAAGCTAAGATCCTCATCGTCTTCATCCCAAGGTGCTGAAGACTCTTGCTTAGCTGCTGGGATAGAAGGTGCAGGAGCTGCACGTTGAGGTGTTGGGAAAGCTTCATCTTCATCATCAAGAGAAGGAGCCATACGCTGAGGTGAATCAGTGAGTGTTCCGAGAGCCTTCTCAAGACGCATCTTCAATTCTTCATATGACTTGAAGTGCTTTGCATCAAGAAGTTCTTGAAGTGAATGTTGCTTACCCCAGATAGCTTTAATCTGCTCATCATCATTTGCAATAGAAGATGGTGAATCAAATTCAGACTTATCATAGTTACGATAGCCTTCTACCTGACGAATCTTCAACTTAAAGTTTGCTCCATCCCAGAAATCAAAAGGATTAACAGCCTTCTCATCTTGGAATTGTGGATGCATAGCTTCGTTGATCTTATCAAAGATCTTTTTACCATACTTAAACAAGAATACCTTGCCTTCGTTTTCTGGACGAGTAGGATCCTTAATAACAAGAATGTTAGAGAAGTATGAAAGGCGACGCTTTTGCTTGCGTACAATTTCCTTATTTGATTCAATACCAGAGTTCCAGAGTTTTGTGTTCATCTCTGATACTGGATCTGGTTTATTGAATGTGGTTAGGCTTTTTTCGATATACCAACCACCAGGACCTTGGAACCCATGGTCCCAAATGCGTACGAACGGCATGTCTTCACCAGCTGGGGCGGGAAGAAAACGAATGATCGCATAGCCATTGCCGGCTTTGTCGACATCTGGTTTCCAGAAGCGATCGTCGTTGTTTGAACCGTCTTGTTGGGAAACTGTAGAATTGAGCTTGTTGAGCTCGGATGTGAGTTTGTCAAAGTTAGACTTACGATTTTGTTTAAGTGCTTCGAAATTAATAGTCATAGTATTCTCCGTTGTGTTACGATATATTAATTGTATGATACGTTGTATATGAAATCACGAGAATTTATTTCTCAAGATCCCACAATATTTATCTTTATTATACTCCATAAAAGGGTATAATTTTTTACAGTTCATGGCAATTTGAGGCCATAGAACTGGGTCATTTATCTGCTTGTTCCAACTACCAAAGAATCGTACACAGTCTTGAATAATAATAAAGGATTCTTTGGTAATCTTTTTACGAACAAGCAAATTCAGTAGATAAGGATACCCACCATCGTCAGGTACCTTAAAATTCTCATCAAAATTTTCTAATAGATGATCTATATCTGATTCAAACATATATTGAAGTGTTTGCTTACGCCTCAAATAATCATTATATTTAAATTGATGATCTGTATTAAACATATCACCTATCCAAAGTTTTTGATTCTCTGAAAGATTAGCAACCAGAAATGTCTTAGGATCTTCGTGTTTAGACAACTTATAAAACATATATTTGTCTTTGCGTGTTTCAAAAGAGTGTTCTGAAACGTTTGTTTTACCATTATACTTTACAAAATCATATGATGGTGAAGTAAAATGATTTTTCAAAGCTACAAATAATTTATAGGCTTCAAAAGGTGTCATATAGGTAATCTACCCGATCTTCTTACAAGGTTAAGATTTTCAGCTTCTATTTGAATTTTTGCTTTTAATACTGTACTCTGTTTAATTAGTGAAGCAGCAGTTTCAACTTCAATGTTATTTGACTCACAGTAATGCATTACAGCGTCAAAATATGTCAAACCTTTAACTGAAGCTAACCTGTCAATTTCTTTTACAAAGTCAGCAGAGGATTTTATATTACTTATTTTCATCTATATTTCTTTTAAATGCAAGTGTTATGTTTGTGCCACCAAAACCAAATGAATTATTGAGAACTATATTTTGTTCAGTTTCATATGGAACATTTGGTAGGAAAATTTCTTCTGATATGCTTTCGTCTTTTTCATCTAAATTCCAATTTGGAATTATTACACTATTTTCAAGAACAGTAATACAGGCTAATGATTCAATAGCACCGGCTGCACCAAATAAATGTCCGTGCAATCCTTTAGTAGAGCTGATGGGAATATTCGATGTATATTTACCAAAAATATTTTCTATGCTTTTTAACTCTACAAGATCACCAATTGGTGTACCAGTTCCATGAGCATTAATATAAGTTACATCTTGAATATCAAAATCCTTTAAAGCAAGAGACATACATTTAACCTGGCCTTCAGTGTTTGGTTTAGTTACAGATTCAGAACCATTTGATACACCATATCCAACTATTTCACAATATATTTTTGCATTTCTTGCAATAGCTTTATCGTAATTTTCTAGAATGAATATTACTGAACCTTCTGACATTGTAATACCATTTCTATTTTTAGAAAAGGGTTTACAATCACTACTTAGCGCATTCATAGCTTTCCAATAGGCAAATTGCAATTCATTAATACAAGCCTCAGAACCACCAGCTGCTAGACAATCATATTCACCATAAGCAATCTTCTTATAAGCTTCACCTATAGCTGTAGAGGAAGATGAACAAGCTGTCGAATAAGTAAAAGCGGGACCTTTTAAACCATCTTTAAGAGCTATAAAGTTAGCACCCATATTAACAACAGAACAAATTAATGCAGAGGGTTTAACTTTTCCTTTTGCAAATAAAGATTTATATGACTCTTCATAAGCTATAGCACCACCACCATATCCAACACCTAATAATATTCCCTCTGGATAATTGGAACTATCATTAATAGCATCTTTATAAGATAACCAAGCAAGCCTTGTAAACCTATCTGTAATGTTTAGATCAAACCTATCAAAATGACTATCAACATCCTCAGAAACAACATAAGAAGATGAATCAAACATATCTTGTTTAGATCCAAATACACCTCTTATAAATGAATTTTTTACTGTGGGGTAATCATTGCCAATTGGCGTTCTGCAACCTATACCTGTAATTGCAACTCTGTTCATTTATGATCCATATTATCATAAATGTAATCAACTAATCCATTCAATGTTGTTGCAATGTCTTCTATTGTAATTGAATTTATTTCAAAAACATCTTCAAGTTCAAAAAGAATATTAATGACTTCCATAGAATCTAATTTTTCATTTAATTCTTGAAGTCTGTTGAGAGGGAAATCACTATCTAAAACATTTATGTTAATATTATAATTTTTATTAAAGTAGGTAGCAATGGTTTCACGGATTTCATCTTTTGTCATCATAACCTCATAATAAATGGTGGAGAGATTCTGTTTCCAAGCTCTCTCCGGGCTCATATCAAGCAGCGAGTGCTAGATTAGGTGCAAAGTTATCGTTTGCATTTAGTTTTGTCGCTTCAGTCTCGATCTTGTCTTTACTACACCTGTCGATCCTATTTCGCCCCCATCAAAGATACAGCAAAGAAGATTTATTTACTGCTGACTCTAATCTTCTATCCAGCATCACTTCTGTATCTATGGTGGAGGCGGAGGGTATCGCACCCTCGTCCAGTATGTCTATTCTACTAGATGTCAACAACATCAGCAATTATATTTATAGCATATAATTAATTAAATGTCAACTGTAATTTTATACACCATTTCTGGTTCTATATACTTCACGCCAATGCATCAAATCTTTAACATAATAATCTCGACGATCCTCAAATACCTGAGGAGGTTCATTGTCAACCGAAATAAGAATAACAATTCTACTTACGGGAATATTGAATCTTTCTTCGTACATAATAGCATAGGCAGAAGCTTGACAGAAGTAATTTAAAATATGATCTCTGTTTTTTAATTTACGAGCTGTTTTAAAATCTATAATTGAAAGTTTACCTTTCCATTCAGCAACACAATCAACAGTGCCAGCCATCTTTAAATAATCAGAATAAAGTCTTACTTCTTGTAAATGTATGTTATCAATATTTCTATCCAACTCAGGTTTAAGTTCATTGAAATTAATGACATCATTAAAATTATATTTGCTTACATCTATCTCATTATTGTTTAGATAGTCTTCACACAACTGATGTATACGTGTTCCACGAGTAGCAGCTTGTGTGCTTATTTTATTGGCTTCTTCATTACCAACTCTTTTACGCCAAGCTCGAATCGCATCTTCACTCATTAATCCAGTTACAGTAGTCACAGAGGGATATAATTCACCGGAAGGAGTTTTATAATACCTTCCGGTGTCTGTATTGACTTGTTCTAATACATCCTCATTAAGGGTCTTTTTGAGATGAGTGAAGTGCTTGCGTTGGGCTAAAATGTCCTTGAGTAGCATTATGTAATATTCCGTTCTCTATCATATTTCTTTTAATTATAAAGTCTTTTACGAGACCGGATCTCACAATATCATTCTCGCTAAACTCAATACATGAAAAATATTTTGACATTCTATCAAGTATTTTCATAAATCTATGAATGCCTTCTTTTTCATCATCCCATTTTAAATCAGTTTGTCTATAATCTCCACAGAAAATAATCTTAGAGTTATGTCCGACTCGGGTGATGATTGTATTAAGTTCTTGATATGTCATATTTTGACATTCATCAACTATTATAATTGTATTGTCTAATGTAAGTCCTCTTAAGAAAGAAGATGTTTCAAATTGTATTAGATTTTTTTGTTTAAGTATTTCGTAAGCATCGCCTCTATTATAAAGCTGAGAGCATATTGCTTGATAGGGGGCTTCATATACTTTAGATTTTTCTTTTATGGAACCGGGTAAGAAACCCATATCTCGAGAGGGGACTACTGAGCGTATTATTGTAACACTATTATATTCTCTATACTCTTCTATTTCTGATAAGGCAAGATAAAGTGATATAAATGATTTGCCTGTACCAGGAAGACCGTGAATTAAAAGATTTTTACCATTAATAAATTCTTTAAATACTTTTTCTTGATTTAATGTTTTAGGTGTTACAGTCTTTAGTTCGAGGTTATTTTTTGTTTGTTTTTGCTCCTGACGCTTTTGTTGTTTCAGTAGTCTCTTTTCTGCGCGAGATAGTCTTTCCATATAGCACCTCGTGTTACCATGTGTTGATAGTATTATTCCTCCCACTAGCTTTTTTAACACGCTTTAAAACATCACGAAACCCTCCATCAGGTTTTCTCAAACCTAATCGAGTTGGATCTGCAATAGCAGGAGCCGATAATACTTGTTGAAGATGTGGATTGTTTTCTATGTAGGTGTCTAGTTCAGAGATTGGCATTGAGATGTCAAACTCTTTGTTGGTCTTAGTATCGTAGAACGTATAATTAGCCATTAACTACTACACCCTTAGACTTCCAGTATGCCTGAATGTCATCTTTATTTAGGGGATCATACCCTTTAGAACGCATTTCTTCTTCAACTAAATCTTCCAAATAAGCCTTTTCATTAAGGTTTCTTGGATTGTAATATTCATCAATAATCTTATTAACTACTTCTTTGTTGCTATTAAGAATCTGAGACACTTAACATCTCCCTAAGTTTGGTTTGAACTCTTTTTAATGCTTCTGGTTCGTGTTCTTTAAAAACTACTAGTGTTTCATGAACGCCTTTTTTATGGCCTTCAAACCAATAGTATACTGCTACAGCTGCTAAAAGCAGTGTATATAGAATTGCGCTTGTTAAATTGTCCATCAGTCGTCTTCGTATGAAAGGAGTCTATCTAAATTTTTAGAACGAAGAGCATTATCATAATTACGATAATGCTTTTGCATTTTTTCTCGCTTTACTTCTCTAAAGCTGAGATTTTCTTCTTCTATAAAATTATTTGGAGGTTTCTTTTTATTTTTAAATTCGGTTTTATGGAATTTAGACGTATTGCTCATTCGGAAATTAACCCTGGGAAAGCTGCCATTACTACTTCTTTGTTTATTCCTTTATAAGGACATTTTTTATCCTTCATGTTGATTAAGAGTTCTGCATCATCAGGACTTACTGCTTCAAGCATTTGGATAAAAATTTGTTCACGTCTTATTTTTGTTAGATTAGGATTACCTTGTTCTGCTAACAAATAAAAACGAGAAACTTCGTTGTGTAGAGCTTTAGGCTCATCAAATTGATTTGGATTGAAAGGAGGTTTCCCTTCTGGTAAAGGAAATTTGACATTAGGATCAAACATGCCCTGCAAGATAGATCTGAGCGTGTAATTACTATTTTGTTTTAAAGCTTCTATTCTATCTTCTTTTTTCTTTATTTCACTAATTTTTGCTAACAACTTTGCAGTTGAGTCCATCTTAAATTGAAAAGCCATTAAAAATCACCTACGTTTTCCATCATGAGTTTAAGTTTATGTGTTATAAAATAATTAAACAGTTTACTTCTATCCTTGCCCTGTTCGTTTAGATATTTATTAATAACTTCATTTTTAATACCTTCAGGAACCATAGAAAGATCAACCATATGTTTATTACGCATAAAGTTTCTATCAGTGGTGCTATCTAAAAGAACAGCTCCATCGTTATATATCTTATTGATTTTCTTTTGTGTCAAGGGTTTCTGACGTTTGTCTGTAACAAATGTATCGTCATCAGATAGCACATTAGGAACACCATCCCCGGCATCACCCTTGAGGATATGTTCCAAAAGAAATCTTTCAGGATTATCATGATTGATCCATTTCTTACGAACAGGATCATACTGTTTGACATTAGAGTAAGTTTGAAGCTGAACGAAATCTTTATCACCAGATAGAATAAGGATTTTATGCCCATCATTGGTGCATTTTACAAGGGAAGCAATAATATCATCCGCTTCCGCTGAATCAACTTGAATAACAGGATATGGAAAATTATCTTTAATTTCAGTCTTTATCTTATTAAAGATTTCAAATACCTGTGTCCAATTAATCTCAGACTCTTCACGATTCTTTTTGCGATTGGCTTTATAATAAGGAAAGATCTGCTTACGCCAATAATTTTTATCGTCACATGCTATAACCATCTCACCATATTCGTCACCAAATTTCTGCTTGTATGAACGAAGTGAGTTGATTACCATATGACGAAACAGACCTTCTTCGATAGGAATGTTTGTGTGATTTCCCAACTGCATCATTAGGTTGGAAATCATTACCTGGTTAAAGTCAACTATTATCATGTTATATGTTCCACTTAATCTACTATAATTTATTATATAGTAATTAATTTAAGTGTTCAACTGTTTTTCTTCAATAATCCCTTGTAAATCTTGATGAGCTTGTGGTGTCAATGAAATTATTTTTTGTGCCAGATCTTGGAAGTCATGATTTAAATTTTTTGTTGAATAAATCATAGCCTTCAATGCTTCTTCTACAAATACAATATACTTGACATTATCTTCGTCAGGTTTTACTGTAATTCCATATGAAGATAATACTGAGAAAGCTGCTTCCATAACATCTGAACAAACTTCGTCACAATAATCGCGTCTTACGTTTTCAATATGCTCATAAGATTGTTCAAGAGAAACTGGGAAATTTTTATCATCAATTTTTTTGGGAAACTCTAATATGTTATCCATCACTCTGCCGTGTTAGAGGGGCATACACATTTATTTATGGTTTTGTGTATGCCCCATAATATCATTTAATGACCCTAAGCAGAATCATGTTTGTATTAATACGGTCTGAAAAGTTGGTGGGTTCAGATTTAATTTCTTCCATTAGTTTACGAAGAACAATCTTACCACCGTTAAGAACTTTCTTAACATACTCTTCAGGTTTACGTCCAATGCGTTTTGTCAAGGAAGCATCGCTATCATAGCCATCAATGCTAGCGCGCCGTATATTGAGACCAGAAGGCCCACGAGCCCTGAAAACACTAAGAGTTTTAGACTTAGTGTTAAAACACCAGAGTTCTTGAGAGCCAATAATCGTTGCGGGGTCACACGATTGTAGTTTATACTCATTGCTTTCTTTCTGATACTGGAAATGTTTCAAGAGTTTTTCGGTAGTAGGAGCTTTCTTCTTACGAGGAGCACGAGCCTTCTTCACATTACCTGCAAAGCGTTCGCAGTCTTCGATAAGCTTAGCGACATATGCTAACTTAGCTTTTAGTTGAGGTTTCGAATAGTGAGTGTAGCCCTCATTACTCTCGGTATAAGCATAAGCATACTCATCACGAAGAGGCTTATAGTAATCAGCGATTTTATTGGAATGCTGTGCTGGAATCTCATTTTTCTGTAACCACTCATAAATGTTGACTTGTTCACCGGAATCGAGAATAGCTTCTATATCCCCAATAATATCAGAGACACGTTCCCTGATACGTTCTTGAATATTAGGCTTGACTTTAGGTTCAGAAGGTTTCTCTTCTACCTCTTCACCAAAGCCAGAAGCATCCTTAATATCATCATTAACACGAACCAAATCATTTGCTTGTAATTCTTCTTTGCGATTAGTAGCAATACGACAAAGCCAAGCAGATGTCAAAGGAACACGCTTATCAGGAATACGATCAATAATCTTGATCATGTTCTTGTCATTTTTAAAATAGTCTTTTAGATATTGTCTAGCCTCATTGTTATCACACATGTAATTATACCATGTGAAAGCACGAACCAGATCAATATTAGTCTCTATCTTGTCAGCCTTAGGTTCGTCACCCAAATACTTCCAATTGACTAAATATGTTTCACTCTTTGTTGAACGTTTGGTCTTAGGTTTCTTTGACTTTACACTAAGTAGTGATTTAGCCATTCAATTTCTCCAAACGATCTAAAATGTCATTTATAAGATCTATTTTATCTTTAGCGGCTGACTTACGACCATTATAAAAACCAGACGAGTAGTCATGCATATTATACCAATCAGGCATTGGTTCATCTGCAAGAACCTTATAGGAATGAGCGAGTGTCTGCAGATATTCTCTTAAATTTTCAATCTTCAACTCTTCTACTAAATCCATAATAACCTCTCAATCACAAGATGTCCAGCGTGAGCAGGCAGCATAATGTTCACCGTTTAAATATACAAAGCTAGCACGACCATTATAACCCATACGAGTAGCTTCAGTATAGTCTTCACAATACTGTTTACACTCTTCTAATGTATCAAATGGTCCAATGTAATAGTCTAGTATACCACCTGATACCTTTTCATTATACACACCAACTTCTTTACCATTGGCTAGTTTCTTTGCATAATTAAGTTGCAAATTAATTTGCATACACATCTTCCCCATTAATGAATCTGTGTGCTGTGTAATCACAGATTGAGGCTCTACAATGTTTTATATTATCTGATCCAGGGAAAAATGTCAACACATACCCGCCTGTAGAGACACAGGTTGAATCGAAATTACTATGCTGTGATGCAACCCAACGCATCCAATCATATACATCTTTCCAACCAGTAAACTTATCATGAAGGGCGTCATTCATCTTATACACAGCCATTGCTGTTCGCTTGAATGAGATATCATCTATTTCTAACATATCACTTCACCATCACTGAACGAATGTAACCATCTTTATCTACAGACTGAGATTTAAGCTTCCAGCCTTCTTCGACTAGCAAGTCAATACGCTTACGAACATAGTTACGATTCTTGCTAGTAACTACATACTGATCGATATAGTTCTGCTGCATACGAAAGTAATCTTCTGCTAATGCTAAAACGTGATTGCTCATATTAAGCTACCTTCTTCTTTTCCATTTTATATTCGAGTTCTTTTGATAGAATATACTTTGCGATATTCATCAACTTACGAGATTGATCTTTAGCACGTTCCACATTACCATATTCAAGAACATGCTGCGCGTCAGAAAGAATTGACATAACTGTCATCTCAATCCCTGACATCATCGTGGTAAAGCTCTTAATATACTCTTGCTCAATCTGCCCTTTAGACATACCGAACATCTGAAATTCTTCGTCTGTCATTTCTTTCTCCATTCCTTATATTATTAATATACGGTATTTTGAAAATAATGTCACGCTTTATCTGTGATGAGCTCATACAAAGTTGTTATAGCCAGGATACCAAATCCTAATATAAAGACCCATTGATATGTAGAAATGATTGTAAGAATTGTGTCCATTTGTTTTCTCTCCATTCCTTATAATATTAATATACGGTATTTTGAAAATAAAAGCCACATAAAAATTATCGTTATTTTTCAATGGGTTAGCCGGGAACCTATTTTAACCCCTTGTTTTTATTGAGATTTTTTGGTCAAAAAAAGCTGTTATTTTTCAATAACTTAGCAAAAAAGCTAACCCATTGAAATCATTAGCTTTTTTTTCTGTTGCTATTTTTTTCAAAATACCGTATATTATTAATATGATGAAACGAAAGGAAAAATATATGCCAGATTTT